CAATGCTCCTTTACCAGTCAGTCCAAGCACGCTTTCTTCCAGCGGGTAAAATCCAGCCGCTCCTGCTGTACCAAGACTAAGCTGATAAAACTCAGCTTCAACTCCACCTAGTTTGGCAGAGTCTGCAGCGGTTCCGTCCGTAGCCAGTTTTCCAGAAAGTTCGCTTGTGGTGTCGGTTGGAAGATTTCCTATTGCGATTTTTTCATTATCGGTAACATAATTTTCATCTTCCCCTTTCAGCGGCTCATACAAGTCTGCTCCATGGTACTTCCATACAGTGGCCCATGACGCACCAACTCCAGGCTCAGTAGTAGCACCAGAAGTGTGATTTGACGTACATACAAATACATGCCCATTATGAGATACCATCTGGTTATTAGCTGTGTAGGCTGTAGCCGTCACCCATTTAGTAGCAGCTTGTCCATAAAGGTCAGTATCATTCCCTGATAGTTTAGTTCGGATATCAGATAGCTGATCACCACTTATCCATGTTTGCTGAGCCGCATAGACATATTGTGGAGCAAGTAAAGCCAGCGCCATTACAACAAATAGTTTTCTCATGCTTCGCTCCAAATTTTATTATCATCCCACGTGCCTGGTTCATCCCATGTTGGGCCAAAAGTTGTTGTATCAGCTACGGTAGTAACACTGAAGGTATCCACCACACCATCGATGGTAATTTCAAGTTCTGACAGAGTTTCATATTCGGTAGAACTGGTTAGCCTTACTCGAACCTTATCGCCCACTTCAACAGTGCCAGGAGTGGATACCCACAAACCTCCGTTGATTTGATACTCACCAGTTCCTGCTGTGATGCTAATCGCCCCGGTGACCTGTGTCTGCACCTTGCGAGACATAATAACAGTATCGATCGGAACTGGGTAATTAAAGCTACCAAAAGTAGTGAAAAAGTGTCTTCTACTAAGTAAACCGAAGTTTAACATAGTCTTACCCTAAGTGGAAAGTTCCAGAAGTAATTTCTACAGAATCGGCACCAATGATGGAAAAAGTATCCCCTTCATTTACAACAATGTCACTGGTAGTACCATCTTCCCAATTTATTGTAAAACCACCAGCTACTACACAATAAACTAGATTAGTAGTATGTTCCCCTTCAGTTAAATTTACCATACCTTTTACTAACGGCATGGCCTGTATTTGACTATCACCATCACTTTTGGCTAACACAGAATTCCTCATAATTCCTCCGTTAATTGTATAATAATTTCATTACTTGGAGCATACTGCAAAATTTTATACTATACAAGAAAAATTTTTCTTGACTTCTCAATTCCTGCATAGCCCTGAATAATACCATCAAATGCAACCACCCTATCACCAAGTTTATATGGAACAGTAGATTCTACTTGCATCTTCCCTGTATCGGTTAAAATAACATAGCGGAGATTACCAGAAGAACTGATTATCTTTCCGATTATTTTAACCGTTTTTTTCTTACTATTGAGGATAGCATTCAAAATTTCTTTCATTCTGCCACCTTTTCTATTTCAATTGAGGAACGTGCTGAGAATACCCCACCTTTCTTCTTTTGAATAGTAATGGAAAATTTCTGTAACTGTCCACGGTAAATACCATATTCTTTATCAATTGCCTCTACTAAAGAGGAAGGTTTCAAATAGGGAGTCAAGGAACAATTGGCACTGACTATTTCTTTATCCTGTTCCTCCTTATCGATCACAGCCCTTGCAGCAGATGCCGCAACTAAATCCGTTAAAATAAGGCTATTCGATATAGTATCCCCTACAACACATTCATCAGACAGTTCTACACAGCATTCTGGTTTTCTGGTTACACATAAATTTATCATGACTTCTCCAAGTAAATAGCAATGTAAACTGTATAGGAATCATATGGCAAAACTTGTGGAGTTAACCGATATGAATAGAAAGCAACAGGGTAAGTGGCTTTACAGTAACATGGTATGGTACCAGTTCTTATATCCACTTTTAATTCAGTATTATCTACGTACAGCGGGCCTCCTACATTTCCATACCATACTGGTGTTAAAGAACCACTAGAAAGATAAGATACACTTGGTTTATTATCTATGGAATTAGTTTCAGTAAACACTAAATCATTTTCTCTGGTTCTGGTAACTGAACCAAGATAAGTAATATCGCCAGCAGTAGCCAATATTTTAGAGATGTAAATACCTTCAGCACATTTGGTTAAGAAGTGGTAAATATCTCCTGGAGCAAAACTTGTTTTCTCTACCACTTTTCCATCGGAATCGACGATAGTATCCAAAACTTCATCATGCTCTACAGTACAAGAACTTGAATCTTGTGGTACTCCTTCTCCGTAATGCAGAACTATTGTTGCATGGACTTTACTCATGTACCGGCCTCAGTATGCATTGAACGTCTTTTATTGTTGGGGAAGTTACTTTCCATTTATGGTATTTGGTTACATAGGTAATCTTCAGCAAAGATTCTCCAGGAATTTCAGAAGTTAAAGTACCATCTTCCGCAAAAGTAATTGCTCCTAAAGAATCCATTACCCAGTCAATAGTATTCCTTGTGTATATTGGTTTTGACGTTTTACCAGTACCATTAACAAATTCAATAAGTTCATAGGGTAGTTCTGAATCAGCAGGTGGCATGTTTTCAGTAACCACACCAAGATATTCAATAAGTACTGAAGTACCACCAGAAGTATCAAGGTAAACTTCTTCACTATCCCATGGTGTATGAAATCCTTTTACAAATTTAGAGATACTGGAAATTTCTTCTTCCTCTAATGTATAGGAAATACTGGAAGTCAATTGATCTGATACGTAAATAGTATTTACTCCTGATCTTTCTTCGGAAGTAGTGGATACATTTTCATAACGGATATCTGTTTTCAGATCAATATCAATTGCTTCTATTTGGTAACTGGGAACTTTCTTCGGGTACAAATGGATTATTTCCAATCGACCTTCTGGTGTAGACTGCATAACTGCACCAAAAGCTTCCAATATCTTTCTAATCACTACTAATGGTTTCTCATTGTTTGCAAATAAGTAACCAGCGGGTATTAGTTCATCAACCAATTGGCCACTCTCATATACATTCCAATCTACAGGGATATTATGAATAGCCGCAAGTTCTACTACCGTGGTAGATGCTAAATTAGCAGGGAATTCTTTCTGCAATGTTGGTGAAAACTTACTATCCAGTAGTACCGATTGACTTCTACAAGTTAAAGTATATACCGTAGAAGAAACTGTAGTAGTTCTGGTCTTTTCCCATAACAAAAGATGGAACTCTTTTGTTTCTGCTCCTACTGTAATAGTAATAATTACATTGGCTTTTCTAACACATAACGGGAAGAAGTCTGGTTTGGATAAAGTAAATACTCCTTCTATGTAGTGTTGTTCTATATCACAGTTTATGTTAACATTTTCGGATGGTACTTCTACACCAGATATAGTAACACTGTAAGAAATGGCATTAGTGGTTATTTCATTAGCAGTTATATTCCAATGTTGTCGTAAATTAGAAACTATTTTGTTAAGCAATTCTAAATTATAATTATGGGATAAACTTATATTGGTTAACTGTTCTGTTATAGAATAGGATTGGTTAGAAGTTGCCAGAATATTTCCAATTAAAGTAAAAGCCTGTTCCAATTGTACTACCGTTCTTATTTCTTTTACATATATCTGTTCTAATACTTTTATAATATTTCTGCTGGAGCTATAGTATTGTTCCAAAAAAGTGCTTATTACTTTAGCATCTCCATAATTATGTGCCAGTGTAGCAAGGAGGAACAAACCATTAATTTGTTCCAATTTAGAAACTACCATTGAAAGTATAGAATATGGTTGATTGGTAAAACCATATACCGTTCCTTCTAAAAAATAAGGGCACCTCAACATTGACAATATCCTTACAGTTTCTACTGCTGGCAGCGTCTGCGTCTGCGATGTGGCCGCTGCCAGATAGGCGATCTCCGCTTCGGTCGGTATGCGGTCGTACCACTGGATGTTGTCGACGGCGACGTTTTCCTGGCCTGCGGCAGAATCGCTGCGGCCAAATATTTTTAACACTCCTGCCAGCCCGGTTGTCAGTTGAGCTGAGGCTTTTGTGCCATCCAGATACAGCCAGTGCTGGTTATTGCTCGATCCCTCGACAATCCATAGATGGTGCCATCCGGTGCCGACCGTCAGATTTGTATACGACAGGCCGCCGTTATAGACACCGAGATTGCCAGGACTACCAGTAGATATCAGTAAGATTTTTCCATTTGTCGACTCAGCCCCAAAACATGAATAGTTTGCGGTAGATACCCGCTGAAACCACAAAGAGAGGGCTTTAAATGATCTGTCAGCGGCAAGTTGCAGAGCTTGGGTAGTATCTGTATTTCCACTTAAACCATAATCAAATTGGCCAGTTATTTGTGTCCTGCCAGTAAAAGTCAGATTCTCGCCACCGGCAACCTCATCGATAACCGATGAGCCGGAGATGTTGTCCATGGTCCAGTGATGGATAGGCGTATCGGTCATAGCGTAACCTTATATTCTACATAACCACAATGTGTTGGTTCCCACGGGGCATCTTTAACTGGGGCATTAGAGCATTGAATCACAAAATTGGAGCCATCATCAACTACACTATTGGCACTTATATTTATCTTATAAATAAATAATGGGCTTCCACATTTTGGGCATTTTGGCGGGGTAAAAATTTTTCGTATTGCTCTTTTCTCAGAATATTTTGGAACCATTTCACGCGTAGATTCTGATAGAAATTCTTGTAATCTTTGGCGAAGAAAGCGCAAATCAATAATCCCCTCTGATTCCGCTATTGTGGCAATATTAATAAAATTTTGAATATCTTTTTGGGAAAAAGCGGAAAAAATCATGGGCACACCCATTCGTAAACCATGGTATCAACATATACCCCTGTAGATGGATTGCTTTTAAATGGATATCTATACCTAATATCACCAGAACAACCACTACCATCAACATGCAAGGTATCTTCTTCTATATACATTTTATCAGGACACAGTGGATTTTTAGGCAAATTTAATGTTATGCAAAACGGAGCATTTGGATTATAGGAATCGCAGGCAATGGTATAAAATTGATTTCTAATTGTGTCGCAAGTACCTACGCCACCACCTGATACATTCCCTTGTAAGTATGTTTGCACATACTTAAGTTTTCCAGCATAAAGTTCTGCACCATCATATTGAGTCAATTCTCCTGTTGATCCAGGACAGGTATTATCAAGATCGGGTCGGCGTATCCACTGACCCAATGTTACCCTAATACCATTAGAGATAATTGAACATCCATCAGTAACAGTTACTGGGGCAAATCCACAAGCATCCAGACTAGCATACACATAAACATATGGGGTAAGTGTAGTGATTTCTCTAATGTTACCAGCTTGATTAAATGATATTCCCTGACCACGAACTGACCAAGAATATGGGGATATTCCTCCTGTGACTATAATAAGAGCAGAGTATCCGGGAGCTATAGTTTCAGAAGAATTGTCAAAGTCCCAAACAATAGGTTCAACTTCATCACAACAATTCTTGGCTCGGACAATCTGTTCTGTATAAATGGCACCGCACCCTTCGGAAGTGATAGGACCAACAGAAATAAATTCAATAGGACCATCCCACTCTCTGGTCATCCTATCCATTGTTTCCTGTGGTAAAACATAACCCCCTGGGTTTGGGGATTTCCAAGTTCTACATGGATTAGGGATTCCTGCTACACAGCATTTTTCTAAGTAAAAAGATGGTTCAGCTAATGGCAAAGCACCATATGGGCCAGTTCCTTCTTCAACACAGCCATAAAATTCTGGTTCTTGTTCAGGTATTTCTGGCTCTTCAGGTTCTTCTGGATCAGTAGTTTGTCCACTTTCCCAACCACATACTTGAGCAAGTAGTTCTTTATCTGCTAATATATCTTCTGTTGGTGCAGTTACAGTTCCTTCATAAAACTGGTAATGGTAAAAAGCCAACAAATTCACATCCTGTGGATTACCAAATTCGGAACCTACATATTTTGGTATTCCTGGTACTTCTATTTCCACTATATCATGTACTGTTACAAACTCTGCTCGTAAAAAACCAGTAACAGGTTTCTCCCAGAACAGAGTATTACCATAAATTTCTTTTATTATAGGAGGGGAAATCAATCCAGAATTATTATATACAGAACCAATCCAAGAAGCACTCAGATTTGACTTTATTGGAAAATCTAATTTAAGAGAAGAAATACCATTTATTGTTACCTGTACAACTATTTCTTTAGTAACGGTAATAGTGCTTTTTATGGCACCTACATCTACATACAAAACATATGGTTCATTGGGATGGCTTCGGTAAATGTTTACCAAAGCAGTGTACATTCCACTTTTCAATCTTCGGCATTCTTCTAAATCTAATTGAACTTTGGCAACTTCTACTAATTTTTCTTCAGTAGGTGGTTCAGATGGTTCTGCTTCAGAATTAGTTGGTTCACCATAACAAGGGTTTAGATCATATAAAGCATCAAGTACTTCCGCCACTTCTCCCACAGTTATCAGGTCTTCTTCTTTATCCTGCTCAATTCGTAACCAATATTCTTCAGATGGAAATTCGGAAGCATCTGAAGAATATGTTACCGATGTAATTTGAGTATTCATCTGTTTAATAAACTTCTCAACCAAGGACCAGGATCAGTAAAAGAAGACATTTTACTACAATAACTTTGTGGATCATTACCATCAAATACTGCTATCACTTCCGCAGGGTCAACACAAGAATTGTAATAAACTTGACGAGTGGAAATGGTATCACACCACAACAAAACATAAGGAAACAGCCCAGGACAAAATGCCAAGATGTCCTGCACACATTGTGGAATTTCTAAAGGCATTTGTTCCGTCATAGTTAAACCTTCGGTGTTTAACCAAGTAACTGTTATAGTGTTCTCTAAATTTTCTATTTTGTAACCATTCAATCTGGTAGAAGGTATTCCAGATACAATATGGTATTGGGTGCCATTCTTTGTGTATAATGCTTGTTCATTAAGTTCTTCTGTTGGTGTTGGTTCTTCTGCTATTTCTTTATCCAATACCATTTCACAAACATGATATTGTCCTACAGCTTTTCCAAATATTCGTACAGCACCAAAAACTTCACTGCTAAATTGTATCTTTGTACCATTACAAACTGCGGAAGGTCTAGGAATCATTTCACCAACTGAATTGTAACACGGTGATTCCCAAACGATTGTAGCATCTTCAAGGTAAAAATCAAGGGAAATTTCAGAAGAATTATCCACAAATACAGAAAATTCCCTAGACTTTTTAACTATCTCCGTGCTGAAAATAGTTCCTAAAGCTGGAGTCACATTGTAAATAAGATCAGGATTTGATGGCCAAGAATAAAAACCAAGATATACTTTTATTTTAGTACCGTCAAATTCAACAGGACATCCAGCTATTTTCATGGCTCTGGCAGAAGTTCCTGTTACGGCAGCAGTCCATAATTTGTAAACATCCCAAACACCAGCATACTGTAAATTCTTTGATGGGATTATTTGTTCTAATTTTACCCACAAATCAAGTAATGAATCAGAAGTATCTACCGTGTAAGTTACACTATGTAAAGTAGTATTTCCCATTAGTCTTCTATAACCGTTTGATCACAGTAATCTATTTTAATGTACTGATCTTCTGGATCCACATGATCTGGTCTTGGGTCATCTTTAGTAAAATTACCAATACCTGCATAATTATTACATTTACCATCTTCCGCCCCTTCTGGTGCTTTCAATTCAATGAACTCATTTCCACCATCCCATATAGCATAAGCAAAAGCAGTAAAGGAATTCTCTATAGCATCTTTCCGTTTTGTTACTACAAATGGGTATAAGTGCTGGTATACTTTATAACGGACAATAACAGATCCATACACTCTTCTTGAAACTGTTATCCCTTTTGAAGTTAAAGTTAAGTTTGGTGGAATAACTATATCCCCTTCAGCACTAAAAGAACCACCACGCCATGCAGCACTGATAATTTCCATAGCAGGGTATTTTAGTTCCAAATCTTGTTTCAGGTTACATTGTATCAGTTCCGTAAATATTGGAAACTTTATCAGTTTAGCAGTATTATCGGCATTTACCCAACCCATCGAATAAGCTAAATCTTCTCTTGAAGGGTAAGCATAAACTTTATTGGTATATGTATTACCATCGGAAGCACAATTTGTTTCGGGCTCTTTATTGTTGAACATAATTTTGCCTAAGAAACTTATGGCTCCCATTTTAGTTAGAAGTCCCACATATGGATCCCATGGTTCTTGTTCTAATAACACAAAATCATTACTGGTCTTGGATTGAACTGAATAATTGACTGAATGAAGTTGAGTAGACATTTTATAAACTATTCCATTAAAAATTTTACTTCGGCATTTGATTTAAATTAAAATCTAATACAAGACTACCTTTAAGCTGTTTCTAACGCTACTGCTAAAATAAAGCTGTTGTTTGCAAAAGAGGAAGTTCCCGCAGGTACAACCCTATTCTCACAAATACAAATACTGGAATCATGTGTGGGAATGGTAAGAGTATCATTTTCTGCCCAAGTACCACCCCAGAATTCAGATTCAATTGTAAAGTAAGGACGGCTGCATCTAGGATTATTAGGTGCATAATCGGAGGTAATTATACCAGCGGCTAATGCACCATATCTTGCACTGACACAATTAAACTGAGTGGCATTGGTGAAAGTAATAGTAAAAGTATCCTCTATTGTACCAATATTATCAAGCAAAAGTGGATACGTAGAATCATCAAAAGTACCAGCAGCAGATGATTTAACAAGAGTTCCATTTGTAGCTTTCAGAGAAGCAACTTCCAAAACTTTACTACACCTTGAACCTTCTGCCACTGTATAAGCATATTCTGTTACTGGTGTAAAAGTAAAAGAAATTTCAGTACCATCTATAGAAGGGGTACTATTCACCGTAACAAATTCTTCAGTACCGGTAACAGCATCAGGAGTGGCTTTATTGGTTAATCGAATTACACTTCCATTTACAATAGAACCAGTTAAACCAGCTACGGGGAAAGTTCCTACAAATGTATTTCCCCCTACAGCTATATTAGTGGATAAAGTGGCTACGGTAAATTTTGCTTCCGTACCAACTATATCCCCTTGAGTCATGCCCTGGGTTCCTTGAAAGAACTGGACATAATCACCAGCAGGAGTTTCTTTATCCAACCACATCTTCAAACTTAAAGCTTCTTCTCTGTTTGCATTATGGTTGCACAAATACACGAACCGTTTTTTATCAGAACCAGCAGTCCTTTCCGCAGAGAATACATTAGGGAATACATTTGCAGGGCTTCCAGAAGTAATCAAGTTATCCGAACGATGGCCACCATTACTGGCATCATCAGATACTACCATAGATTTATAGAACTTTATTTCCGATGCCAAAATAGTCATACATTAACCTCCGTTACAGTAAGAGTACCATAATAAATATCCTCTGAAGAATGACCAACATAATCTCTTAAAGGAGTTACCGACAAACAATTTGCGGGAAATCTAATCTGACGAGAAATCCCATTATAAACTAAAGCAACTACAGCACCAGAAATTTCATACTGTTCAAATAATTCTATCTGTCTTCTGGTGAAGTAAGCTCTACCACCAGAATCAGAACCTTTAGCTTCCAGTACTATCTTTCTACCACCAGATAGTGTAGTTCTCTGAACGACCTCTCCACCATCAACATCTATAAAAGCATCCTCTGCCACTCTTGGTTCGGAGAACTCATTTACCCAAAAGACACCATTATGTAACTGTTCTGAGGCTATATAAATTGGAATCACGATGACGCTCCCATTTCCATTTTTCTGATCATCTTCAGGAAAGATTTTGCATTCAATGGATCTGCAATGATTGTGGCTGATTCCCCACCGAGAGTAACAGATACCGTTCCAAAGGATTGAAGTTTGCTCATTATATCTCCACCTGAAGCAGTAGTCAAGTTCCTAGAATTGGTAGAAAGTTTATTTCTCGTTGTAATGTTTTGATTTTTTATGGTATCAGCTATCATCCTGCCTACCGAAGAGAATGGCTTATTTATTCCATTCATGAATCCTGGGGCAAGTGAATCCCAATAATCAGCAGATTCATTTCGGATAAACCATTCGCCTTTACGAGCTTTAACCAATTCTGTATCTCTAGTAGAAGAAACTCCAGGGAATCTACCACCACTTGCATATCCCCGTACCCTTCCTCCTTGTGATTTTCCACTAACATTCTTGGTATGGATTGTCACGTAAATATCTTCCGACAGTTTATTAAGAGCATCTACCACTTTGTTATAGGAAGATTTATCCAGTTTAGAAACTACTTCTGCTGGATCTTCCTTTATTGTGGCAATAGTGGTGTTCCATTCTTCTTCAACCTTCTTAAACATTTCATCCGTATTAACAGGAAAAATATCTCCACTTTCCTTTACTTTCTCTTTGAATTCTGCAATAGCGTTCTCCACTTCAGTAATGGCTATTGGTACTTCAAATCCTTGAATCTCACCACTCTGAATCTGAGAGTTCAAAGAACGAATCTTGTTTACCAGTTCCGTTGCAGAACCTTCAATATCCTGTGTAACAATTGGAATCTCTATTGGTCTACCATTCTTTATCTTATCTTCTGCTACTTGAATCATTCCAGGAATTTGTTCCAAGAACTTCAGAACAGTGGCATTCTTGTCAAATTGCAATGGAGAAGCTTTAAGAGAATCATAAAGTTTAGTAACTCTCTTTCCTGCCTCATCAATGGTTGTAACAAATTCTCTTCCACCATCTAATTCCAAAGTAATGGGTTTATCAGCTTCCACAGCAATAGCCTGAAGTTTAACAAACATCTCCTGTAATTTACCAGTAGCTACTTGACCACTTGCTGCAACCGTATTGTAAGCCTTCATTGCAGCATCAAGCTTTTCTGTTGGTGTAACATTCTCTGAGAACAGAGAATTTACACTGGCAGCTAAGTCTTTCACAATACCTGAAGCGGTTGTGGTGTCCATTGTTGTATTGATAACAGAAGTATTTACTCTTTCCATTACATGAGACAGGGCTTCCAATGACCGTGCGGCAGAATCAGAATCTCTTACTGTCTTATCGAATCCTGTATCCTCTGTCATTGAATCTTTGGAAGCGGATACACTTTTGGAAACCTGCTGCCATACACCATCTATTTTCGCTATATTCTCAGTTTCTTTAGCGGCGGCAGTTCCAGAATTCTTTACTTCCTGATTGTATTGCTGAACATTTTTGGTTACTTGCTGCCATACACCATTTATTTTCTCTACTGAACTAATCTCTGTCTGGGAAACTCCGGCATTGGTAGATGTTTTATCTGCATTGGTAACGTCACCAGTATTTGTATTATGGTTCATTACTGTGTCTTGCTGACCATTAAGAATAGCAATTTTCTCTTTGGCTCTGGCAATCTCTGTATCAAGATTTTTCATCTCATTGGCATGCCGTCTATTCTCGGCAGCAATCCTTTCCCCTGATTCCTCTTTTGCTATTGCCACTTTCTCTTTGGCTTTCATTCTCTCATCAGCAATTTCTTTATCAATAGCTTTAACGGCTATATCCCGATCAACATTGATCAGTTCATCCATTGCTTTGGAAACCTGGGAAACACCGGCTACCGCTTTAGAAGGATTCTCCAAACTTTCATACAGAGAAGCAGAATCATCCAGTAACTTTTTAGCCTGATCCAGCATCTTTTCATCACTGGTAATTTTGGCTTTATTGAGAAGTTCTATTCCTTTTATATACTTCTGTTGAGCCCAAAGAGAATTATCATAATCTTTTGCCTCATCGGACATACCCTTTTGATGGATCTTACGGATCTTGTCCTGAAGACTTGACTGGTTTCCCGCTATGTCAGCGGAAGCCTTCTGATAAATATCTGCCCGTTTTTCCAGAAGGTCTTCAATCTTCTCTTGCAGGGATTTATTAATCTCCAGGATTTTATCTCCCAGATCATCTTCTATCTCTGCAATTTTGGCATTAATTTCTTTGGTTTTATCTATCCGTTCATTTCCCCAATCTTTGATCTTTTCTTCTAGTTCACCACGTTTCTGGTTTACTTCCTGCAAAGCTTTAGTTTCTTCCTGCAAGTATTTTGTGGAAGCATCTTTATACCGTTTCAATGCGGATGCCATAGCAACAGGATCACGGTCATTCTGGCTACTTAAAGCGGCATAGTGGCGTTTGGCTTCCTGTTCAATTTGCCTGTAAGTATCCAGAGAAAGTTGCAGTTTCTTTCGTTCTGATTGCTCTTTGGATACTAATCCCAATGCTTCCTGCTTCTCTGCATTCAGGATCAATTCGGCTAATGCCTCTTCAGCAGTTTCCTTGAACTCTTTGAATTGGGCAGCAAGTTCTTTCGGATCATATATGTTAGAGTTTATTTGGATAATCTTATCGGCGTAAGCTTGTCCAAGTTCTTCCTTCTGCTTCAGAAATTCTTCTTCCAATATCAAATTCTTTTCATAACGTACTGCTAATTTAGAATACTCTTGCTCATAGTTGGCATCAGCTTTTTTAATGGCCTCGTACCGTTTCATATCTTCACTTTCTATCATCTTCATAGAAAGTTCCATAGCCTGTTTTTCCAAACTAGATTTTGTTCTAATGTATTGGGTTACATCAATTGTACCATCTTTGTACATCTTTGCATTGGCTTTGGCTGCCGCAGCTATTCCCTTCTTCTGTTCCTCAAATCCTTTAATCGTTTCTTTATTTAAATCAAGCACTCCCAATATTGCTATAGTATTTGCTCCAGAAATTCCTGATACAAAATCTTCATAGAAACTTCCAGCCTTATCAAACTCTGCTGACCACTTTTCTGCCAATCCATTTATTTCTGCATTCTTCAATTCTTTTGTTTCATTCACAAGCTGGATAACTGCCTGAATCTGGGTATCAGTAGCATTGGTCAAATACCCCATATCTTTGGCTACTTTGATAATGGAATCTGTTGACATAGAATAATCAGCATCACCAGCCAACATCAACTTGTTTATAACTTCAGCGGCTTCCTTTTGCATCTGGTCAAAAGCAACTTTCATTGTTTTTCCCATAGCAGTAGAAGCAAAACCAACATCGTTCAAAGCAGTTTCCATATCTTTGAACGTAGCGTCACCATTCTTGAACTTTTTAACTATTTCAGACAAATCAAGGAGTTCTCCACCAGCATCCTTAATCTTCCTTTCAAATTCATCAGCACCAGGCAGATTAAAGAAAGGCAGGAATATATTGGGAATCTTGCTGAATAGATCCAAGGCAAATGCAGAAAATTCCAACAACTTTCCTTTTGCTGTATTGATAAACACATTCAGGTTGGACATACTCTCTTCAAAAATCCTACCAGATGCTTCAAAAGCTTTCGCCAAGTTTATTGTTTCCAATTCTCTGGCTTTCTTATAGAAGTTATCTAAAGCGGTAGAACCCTCTTCAAACTGCCCTGTTAATGGATGAATGGCTGAAACTACCAAACGAGCAGAAGCAGCCAGAGCAGTATTGCCTTTACCGACTTCAATCAGTTTAGTCCGCAATTCAAATGCAGCATCCTTATATTCCTGAGTAGTCTTATCAAGACTGGCAATCTTCACTTCATAATCGGCAACTGAATCTGCAAGAGATTTAAATTCATTTGACAGGTTCTTGGATTCGTCATAACTTTCTTGCAGGTGTTTTCGGTACATGGAAAACCCTATACCTACCGCAGTTAAAGCAGTGGATATAGCAACTATGGACCAACCTAATGGCCCTAAAGTTATATTGAAAACACCCATTGCAGTAGCAGCCGCGTATATTCTCGGAACAAGTGCGGTAAAATGACCAGCAAATGCAGCAATCATAGTTCCAAAAGATGCAGCTTTAATAACCATAAAGGCGGCATACATAGCGGACAAAGCTACTGTAGCAATTCCTAATTGGATAATCAGGGCACCGAGAGGATTACCAGTTATGTAAACAATTATATCCAAGAATCCACGCATACTATCAATCAGGAAACCAAGAATTTTTGACAATCCCAGTTCACCCAAAGCTACTGCTACCAGTTTAGCCTTGTCATACATATTCTTCAAACGAGCGGCAAGACCTTCCATCTGTTTCGCTGCCATTACAGCAGCAGTTCCAGACTGGGAAACAGCCGACTTCATTTTATTGAAACCAGCTTCACCGTTAGATATAAGAGCAGTAACAGCAGAAGCACCACGAATACCAAACATTCGGAAAGCTTTCTCAGAAGTATTTACTACTACGGAAAGATTACCAATTATTTTCCCCATTGAGTGCATCTGAGGATTAAAATCATCAATAGACATACCGGCAGCTTTAATACCTGCCTGGAAATCTTCAGACGGTTTAACCAATCCTTCAAGAACCTGCCTCAAACCAGTACCAATAGTGGATGCCCTGATACCCTTGTTAGAAAGTTCTGACATTGCGGCAGCAGTATCTTCAAAGGTTACACCAGTTTCCTCTGCTACCGTACCAACATAGTTAAAGGCTACTCGTAATTTCTCTACATCAAGTTTTGATTTATTGATTGCATTGGCAAATACATCTGCAATATGGGAAGAATCAGTAGCCTTTATATTGAATACAGCCATTGCAGTAGTAACAAGATCAACCGATGTTGCCATATCAGAAAGAGTACCAGTGGACAAATCAGATACAGCCTGAATAGCTTCAATCGATTCTTGGGCAGTAAGACCAGCTTGTCCCAGAATCTTCATCCCTTCTGCAACTTCTTGAGCAGAGAATTTTGTACTACTGGCAACAGCTTTGATTGTCTTTCCCATCAAAGCAACTTCTCGGTCAGTTGCACCAGTAATAGACTGCAAATCTTTCAGGGATTGATCAAAGTCTATAATTGCTGCGGTGGCTAAACCAAATCCACCTACCATACCAGCAATAAATGTGGCAGCAGCAGCATAGGAAGCAAAAGACTTTATATGATCGATAACGTCAGCAGTAATCCTTTGGAAAATCGTCATAGCCTTTGCGGCATCTCTTGTAGCCTTAGCATGAAGCTTTAGCCTTGCCTCTGCTTTCTTGCCCTCTATATCACTACGACCGTAAGCCTTTACAACATTGTTTAATTCCTTGACGAAATCTCTGTTGGTTGTAGCAAGATCATGATAGGTAGAACGGAGACGGACATTCGTTTTGTCCATCTTATCCTTACTTGCCAAGTTCTCCTTAATGGTAGTATTTTCCCTTTGCAGTTCTTCAAGACGTTTCTTGGCTACAGTAATTAAATCCTGATCGGATTTAGCACTGTTTATCTGGGCAGCAGTACGTTCATGGATTTTCTTTACGTTTGCCCCAGTAGTTTCGGCTAACCTTTTCTCAGCAGTTTCAATCTGTGAAGCTAAATTGGAGTATTGCTTATACGTGGAAATCTTATTATTTATGGCATTACCAATATCATCGTGTGGTTTCTTCTGTGCTTTCAATGCTTGAGCCTCCGCATGTAAAGCAGCAGTGGACTGACCAGTAATAGAAGAAACTCTATTAATAGCCTTCCGCAATTCTTCATATTCTTTCTGTGGTTTCCGCAGAGCAGCAGTCAAAGCATTAGAAGATACTGCCGATGCATTAAAACCATCTTTCATCTTCTTAGCAGTATCTTCAGTTATCTTTCCAGTCTTCTGTAAAGTGGTTACATGCTTGTTCCAAATAGATTCAGATCGTTTCATGTCCTCGTACTGATCACGAAAAGCTTGGGTAAGAACACCATGCTTGTTCGCCATCTGAGCAAGACCTTTCAGGAACTTATCTGATTTTCCTTTGGAACTGTCTAATGCCTTTCCGTAGTCAAGAAGGCTTTGGGAACCTACTTTTACACCTAGCTGATTGAACCCTTTAGAAAGCATTCCCAGTTTACTAGCGGCCTCTTCCGTTAATCCTGAAAAGGCTTTAAGCCCCTTCTCATTCATTACAGTGAAACCTGATGCAGAAGCTTTCAGGTCTTTCTGCAATACAGCTTGGGTAAGAGCTGCCAGTTTAGTATCTCTGGTCATCTGGGTAAAAGCTACACCAGTACCAACAGCAGCAACTTTTGTCTTCTCCATTGCAGTATGCACACTCTGCAAGGCAGGAGCCCAAATCTTTGCCTGTTCATTATTGTACTGAAATTTCTTACCTAAACTGGAAACGGCTTCACCGTAAGAATCAGATATCCCTTTTGCTTTCGATGTTTCTCTAGCATAGATAGACTGAGATTTGTTGAATGCATCAATGGATTTAATCAGATTGGTGTTCATCCCCATAAGAGCATAGCCCTCTTTACGGACAAACTCCATATTGGAACCCACAAGTTTTAAATCACCAGATTTTAAACCACCCTTTATCTTAGAGAAATCTAAGGATTCAGCCCACTTCTGGATACTGGATTCAGAAGCACCACCAATTCTCATCTGCTGTTTCATATTCTGGATAGAAGCAGAAAACCGTTCTGTCCATGAAACAGCGCTCTTCAAAGCAGCACCAGAAGCAGTTCCCCCTTTAGAGAACAACATCCAGGCATCTTTAACCGCACCAATTTCTTTAGAATACTTCGTCATACTCTTGGTGTTTTCATCCACCAATTTAGAAGTATCTTTACCAGTTTTATGGAGATTTGTAAAAGATTGGGTTAAGCGATCAACAGCCATGCCAACATGACCGAGACTATCAGCAGTCTCGGTCTTACCCATGTTGTATAAATCTTTAGCTGTTGACTTGAGTTCCTTGCCTAATCCTCGGAAAGCACTGGCAAGAGTTTTGAATGCTTCGGTGGAACCACCTTTCAGGGCCGCTTTTAATCCAAGTTCTATTGTTTGAGCCATTTTAAATACTCTTTGTCAAAGGGTTTGCTGCCCAAGACCGATGTTTCCCTAACATGGCTTGAGTCATTTTCTCTCTTTCCTCTGGAGAGATATTTGTGTACTCTTCAGGATCACTAAACAATGGAACTTTCGTGTTATCTGATTGCGGTTCTTTTTTACTCTGTTTCTTACCACCCTTTAAAGACGTACCATGCAATGCTGCCTGAAATTCATACTCTCTGGCAAGCTTTGACTGGTAGGCATCATACAAGAAATCAAACTGTTTTTTGGTTAAACCCCCTTGAAAGGAATGGTACTTGTAGAAATGGTCTACTGTGTAATTCGTAGAAAATATAAGTTCGGCTACTGCTTCGTCTGTGGTAATATATTCTTGATTTTCTTCCACAGACCCTGAAACTTTCCCAAAGCACCTGAAAAGTTCATTTCATATATTTTTTCACAAAGATCGGCAAACTGTTCATTGGTTAAATCGTTCAGGGTAACTTCTTCCTCACAGATCATTTTCAATATTTCAGTAAGGTTTTCCTGGATAGTGGTGATGATAAAGGAGACAGCTTCCGCAGAGAATGTATCACCATCTGCTTCCAGTTCCTGCATAAAGGCTATTACATCCGGTCCATCGGGCTGTTCTACTGGCGGTAATGGTTCCTTTTTATTCAGTTCATGGAACTTGTAAAAAGCATTAGCTATAACGGAAGTAAACTTTACTTCATCCGCCATAGACAGACAGTACAGGGTAATTAGTCTTGCAGAGCGTACACCAATTTCCAATGTATCAGATTTAACTGCTAAACTCATGGTAATTTCTCCTTAGAGATTAAGTGAGAGGGGAGTGGTTACCCCTCTCAGAGATAAGGTAACTACTTGAAATAATTAGTCAAAGAAAATCCGACCCAAAGGCATTGCGTCCCAAGCCGCGTCTCCACCAGAAGTTTCACTATCAGCACGTTTAGCCTCAAACGTAATCGGTGAAGCGGCAGCATCCTCTGCCTGAAGATCCAACTCGGTAGAAGCGGTAGCATTTGCCCGAGGAAAGATAATATACATATGGTTGGTGCCATTCGGATACGTGTAAACAGCTTCCATACGTACAAATGCAGGAGCAGAAAGAGCACCAAGCTTAATCTCGCCAGAATGGGCACCGTCATAAGCACCAGTTGCCTTATACTCTATAGTCTGGAAAGTGGCAACATCATTATCTGCCCAAGTACCAGAGAAGAAGTTTGCAGGAATGGTGAAGTAAGGGTCACCGCCATTATCTGGTGCGAAAGCTACGGATACAGTACCAGAACCAACAAAACCAGTAGCAGCACCAAATACATCAAAAGCTGTAGCCGATGTAAATGCTACGGTAAACTTATCGGTTACTGGACCAGCATCCTGAGTAACCGCAATTGCACCTGTAGTGGTACCAGCAGTAGATACTTTACTGAGGAATGTAGCGGTTGCAGCCTGAGCACCAACAGGATCAATACCACGAGCAAGTGCCAAGTTGTACGGGGTAATCTCCTTGAACTCACACTCAAGCTGTGAAGTTTCCCGGAGAGGAATGGACATATCCTCCAACTGTGGGAAACCAGAAAGAAGTTTCCAGTAATCGACAGAACCTGTATACTTCGTACTGGCAAGAGCACCAATAGAAGCAGCAGGGAGCAATACTGGGTTAATGTTAGCAATGTTTGCAGCAGCAGCACCAACACGAATTTGTGCAAGTCCTAATGCTATAGTACTGGTGTCTTTGGTAACTGGCCCCGACCGACTCATAATTTGTTCTCCTTTAAAAGATATTTTTAATGGTTATTCCTTTTCAGGATTGTTTGATGGGAAGTAGTTGAAAATATTGGTATGTCGGCATGACTTCCTGATACAAATCATTTTTATGGAGCCATGTATTTCCATATCAATTGCCGGTTCAACTCCTTCACGTTTACCGAATTTGAACTGCCATAAACCGTTTGGCAAACGACTGAGTAACTTTTTACCACATTTTTCACAGTAGACAAAGTTAATCATTTCGTTCCCCAATTCATTCTGAGAGTTACTGTTTTCACATTGGAACCATCTGCTCCAATTTCTACTTCAGATTCATTTACAACATGCGGTACAATTCCACCTATTTTAACTTTTGCATCATTGATATAAGGTATCTTTACTAATCCATCAGTAGCAGCATGATCAAATATAGTGTCCAGTAATTTGTCTCTCAGTACGGAAAGATTTACATTATCTGGATCTTTTCTGGAGAAGCAGTAAGCAAACAATAAAGCATTGGAAAGTATGTCTACCTTAATTGGGCCAAAATGGAACACAATCCAATTAGTCAACTCTACCCCATTTAATACAGGAATTGAGTACACCTTGTCAAATGAAATATGTACTCCACGGGCTGTTACCAGGTTTTCAACAAAGTATTTCCTTATGGATAATTTATATAAAGATTCCTGTAATGTGGGATCAAGTGCCATCAGTTGCCCCTTTTATTGTTTCTTCCAAGAACTTCATAAAATTATCGACAAAGAAATCTTTTGCTTCTACTTCTTCTGGTATGGTTTGGTCAAAATTAATAGTAACCATATCCATGGCACTTCGCAATTTCACCAAATCTTGCAAAGTAAATTCACATATAAAGGTAATGTCTTTTGGATACATCTGGAGAATTCGCATTATTTATACCCAAATTGTTTTAGAATTTTCTGTAACTCGGGATCCATATCAGCATAATTGATATTGTGTTTCCTGTTGAATGCATCCAGATCCGCTTGATCCTGTTTCTTTACCGCAGATTCTTGTCGTTTGACATCATTTGCCATTTTACCTAAACCAGCACTGATCTTCATTTCAGATCGTTGCATTTCATCAAACTGCCCATCTGAGAAATCTTTATTGGGCTCCATTCCCTTTGAATAATCAACAGATGCCTGGCTCATTGCAGTGCCAGTAACACCAGTTGATTTGCTGCTACTATAGGAAGTTACTCTGTACAGGTTGGCTGCATTGGACATAGATTTGGTGACTAAATCCAATAATTCTGGAACCATAGTAGCCTTAAACTGAGCAAAGGCAGGGAAGAATAATGGTCTTTCTGGTATATTGGCATTTTCACTATCATGGCCGAATTCCATCATAGCAGAATATGTTTCTACCTTTATCCTTTGTACTGGTCCACGGATATTAGCATTGGTACGAAAACCAATTTTAGGAACGGTAACTCTTCGATCAATACCCACAGTCCAGGCAGAACCAACTTTCCGTATAACGATGTTTTTATATATATTTCCTTCCATCTTCCAAGGAGACATAAAAGCGTTCCTGTCTTCCTTGAAAGCGATTTGTTCTTTTGATAATGGATCCCAGTGTGGTTTCCAAGGACTGGTACCATCCATTGTTGCTTTTATGAAATCTTTTAATGTCTGGGCTCCTAATGGAGAAAGAATACCATTACCATTACGATCAGCCCATTTGTGAATTGCATTGTATCCCATACCAAACCAGGCAAAAGCATTCTTCATATCTTCATAGAAGATAGCAAGTGATTTTCCATCCAGTTCGATTACTGGGAATGATTTTCTGGTTGTCATAACCGAGAATCCTCTTTCAATCCACAAATCAGAACATCAGACAATCTTCTTTTATCAATGGTTGCTACTCTGTAGTACTCAGTGGCATCTGAATGGATAGGGTACCATCGATCATCAATTTTTACAGGGTAACCAGCAGGAATATACAGAACAAGTTGCTTGGAAACAAAAGCCATATTGTTCTCAAGCTTCATCTCATTGCCAAATCGATCCTCGTACTGCAATGCCTTTACTTGCTGGTACAACGGTGTCCATGTAGGAACTTCAATGTAATTTTCATCCCGTACTTTAGTAAGTCTACGCAAAGTACCATTACAGTTACAACGGTACAAGGCTACTGTATTGTCCACGGCTTCATCTTCAAATGAAGAACCCTGAATATTAGTAGCCAAGTAATAAATTCCATTTACTAAAACAGTATCACCAGCAATGACATTTGAATCAAATACAGTGGTAGCAGAAGCAAAAAACTGTCGGATAAACTCAGTAGAACTGTCGGGATACGTTTCAATATCCAGTTTCTCAGAGAAGACACTGCCACCTATCCGGTAAACAGTAGCCTCAGTTCCAAGTTCTTCCAATACCTCTTTGATATCCTCACCAATACCGGGCATCTTTATACCTCATCCAGATAGGTACAATCATTGCCAAGACTATCATAAACAAAACCAGGAGCAAGGTAGTAGGAAAAATTATCCCACGTACCTTGATCGAACAGATCAGAAAATTCCTCTACAGCTTTCAGAAAATCTTGGTCACACTTCTCAATCAACTGGATGTAGTGCTTAAACCGATGTTCAATATGAATCTGTTTGTACTGAAACTTATGGGCAGATTCAACCATAAGGATATAGAGAGCATGTCTCCGCATCCTTTCTACCATCCAGTAAGCTTTTGTATCGTCAGAAACAGGATATACCCATTTAAGTTCTGTCTCCGTTTGCAATGCTGCTTGGGTATACCCTGCGTCCGAAACCTTAGTGGAAGAACCGCCCATAAGGTTCTTGGTGAAAGCGATCAGTTCTTCCCTATTGGTTATCATTTAGCCTTACCTCTTTTGAGAGTCTTCTTGGTAATTGGAGCGTCCTTGGATACTTTCGTTTCCTTTACTTCTGCCTTATCACCCCCCTCGTTTTCAGTTTCATTTAACGGTTTTGCTTCGGTTTCCTCAATCTTTGCAGCAGGTGTATCAATACCTCCTTTTAACTCAGGAATCGTTTCCGTAACAACCTCCGCTATTTTTTCCTCAACAAGTTCTGTTACCGAGATATAGCCTTTCTTTGCTTTTACAGCACGACGAATTTCCTCTGGAAGTTCACTGAGGGTTCCAGTGAATATGGTTCCATCAGTGAAAAGATCTCCATCATACCGTTTAAGAGTACAATTTAATTTTACTTTCAAAACGGTCATTGGATTGTCCTCTTTTGAATTAACGTACGGTCAGTTTGATACTGCAATCGGGATGATACATTACTGGCAAACACTTGTCCTGCACACGCAGCCAGGTTCCTTCTGGATCCCACTCATCCTTGCTGTCAACGTAGGTTCCCCAACGACGACCAAGGCCGTAAGGTGCTTCCAGAATCTCTGCAACATCATCACCATCAGCAGAAGTCTTGCTGAACATAAGGAAATCTGTATCGGGGATAAACTTCTTCCGCATTACAACCTTATCCTCACCAGCCTTGAAAGACAGAGTGGGGGCAGCAGCAACAGTAATAACACCAGTAGACTTATTTACAGCAGTGATGGTTTCATCTTCCCATACACGATTCTCGGAACGATCAACAAAACGCAGTTTACCACCAACCTCAAAATCAGTAGCATCGTCAACGGTAACAGTGGTAGAAGAACCACCAGTTACGGCAGACATAACCTCCGCAGTTACCTCGTACAGTTCATCATAGATCATGAGCTTACCAATACCAAGAAGCTCACTAAGAACCATTGCGGGATTAGCGAAAAGCTGACCGTCGCCAAATGCAGATTTTGCCAGAAGTGCCTGAAGCTTTGTATCATTGATCAGGACCCGCAGCAAAGAACTGTTACAAATGGCATAATCGGGAGTAACACCAGCATCGTCAGCAAGAATCTGTTTGGCATCAAAGATATCACCAACAGGATTACGATTGGCACCATCATCCCACTCATAACCAGAAGCAAGGGTAATAAGATGGGTAGAAGGGATACCATAAGAAACAGAAGCTTTGGACCCACCCTTTGTAACATAAGAAAAAGAACCAGCTATCATAGCCTGAGCAGCCATCCATTCACGGCGACGATCAATACGGTTACGCAGTTTCTTCAGTCCACGTGCCAAATGCCTTTCAGCAGTCTGGTAGGTAGCATACGTTCCAAGCTGCCGAAGATTGTTGAGAAATTCCTCGTCAAAATAAATCTTCTCTTTGAAGAACGCACATTTTGCGGAACCTTCACCGATACCGTCCAGGCCGATAGTAGGAGCAATCGAACCAGGAGCAACAAACGGTGTCATTCCTGCCGAACCGTACTCTACTTCCCATTTAATAGTGTCCGAATCTGCTTTCTGGGTAGAAAACAAACTGGAGAAGAACAAGTTGGAAGGACGCTGAAAAGCCATGATCAGCTTATTCAACACTTCCAGTTGTAATTGGGGGATACCCGCAGAACCTTTCATTTAAATTCCTCCGATGTATTGTTAGTGGTTATTATAACCAATTATTTAAGGATGGTGTGCATACCATCAGCAACAGCACTCATTGCAGTGATTGCCGCAGTATCCATATTGATCAACGATGCTGTATACAGCATTGCATTGGAAATAACCACTGAAGTTTCTGCCCCCAGAGCATCTTCCCCTTCACCAGTAAAAATGTCCTTATCCAGAATGTACTTTGCAGTAGAGAACGGAGAAGAAGTACCAGTCTTAATGTAGGCACTGGCAAAGTTTGCTATACCGTGTTCTGCTTCAGTAACAGTGGTAAAAGTAATCTTATCCATATGTGGATAGGTAGTTACATCAATGGCAGTAATAGCACCACCATCATGAATAACAGGGGTACCAGATGAATCGTCGGACAAAATAATGCTTTGTCCAACTTTAAACTTGTAACCGTCTCCCTTCGGCACATACACAATCTGAGCACCGATAGCAATAGTAGCTACGAGGAAGACACGACCAGCAGCAGCCGCCATATGAAGTGGAGCTGTAGTAGGTACGTACGGTACCAAATCACCAGATATTGGCTCAACTGCCATTACCTGACCAGCCCTGAGAACACCAAAACCACCAAGAACATGCTTGTCTTTAATCAGGGCAATCTCTCGGAGACTGTAGAAAAGCCGTTTCTGACCAGCAGTCTCTCCACCATGATTTACTTGCGGAGTGCTTCCGCCTAAACCCATTTGCATTTTAAATTCCTCCAATTATAGAATAATGTTAGTTTACCAGGCCAGCCAGACGGGAAACTACTGCATCTGTGTCCCCACTATTAGTGTTATCCTCAAGCCCTTCTTTACTACCAATACCTTTTATGGAACTGGAGGAATCTTCCCATTCAGCAACTTCAGTTTTTGCGGCAGCAGTATATGCATCCGTATCCAGTTTTCCTTCAACAACAAACTTTGAATGATCAAGGATAGTACGGACCTTCTTGTGCAGATGATTAGGAACAGTGCTTGCAGCCAGAGTCTCAGAAACAATAGCGTTTGCAGTGGCAACCATATTCTGTTCTTCCTGCATTGCTTCCTTTCTCTGAAATGCCTTAACCTGATCGGTCATGTCTTTATTGGAAGCAACCAATTTCTCGTTCTCTTCCTTCAGAGAAGCAATGATTTTGTCTTTGGATGCTACAATCTCATCAGTTTCTTTTACTGCGGCAGCAGCACCGGCATTAAAAATTTCGTCATAAACTCCTGGGGAGTCTTCTTTCAAGGATACGGCTGTACCCTCATACTTTTTCGGCATGGAATTTCCTCCTTTTCGGACAAAAGTTCCTCAAAGGAACCAATTCGGTCAGCCATGCCTACTTTCACGGCATCTGACCCCACCAATATACCACCTTTTCCAAAATCTTTGGTGACCACAGATTCAGTCACCCCTCTAAATTCGGCAATCGAAGAAATAAACACGCCGGCAAGCGCATCCAACTCTTCTACTACTACTGCTTTCCCCTCTTTAGTGGTGTAATCCACTCTTTTATTAGGGGAAGCCGTATTGACTATCTCTACTGTTCCACCTTCTTCCTTTGGCGGCAAACCTACAACAACTCCAATACTTCCTACTCTGGCAGTAGCATCAATTGTTACATCGGAACAGGCAGAAAGTAACCAATAACCAGCAGAAGCAGCAGTTCCACCTGAGTAACCATGTATAGGCTTATCAGCAGAATAGCTTCTGATCATATTGGCAAGTTCATTTATACCAGTAACGTGACCACCAGGGGAATCAACATTCAGGATGATGCTATTTACTTCATCATCTTCCATGGCAACTGTCAAATCTCTTGCTACAGATTCAACAGAAGTAGCCCCACAGTATTCAGTCATCAAATTGGCTTTTGGAAAGATAGGACCAGAAACAGGGATAATTGCAACTCCATCCCTTACTGTGGCCCTTTCCGTATTTACCAATGGTTGAGAAAAGCGGGCTTGTACAGCTTCAATATCCACCTCTCGGTTAGCTATCTCAATCATTGTCAGCATCATTTCCTGGGTTACTAACCAGGGACGATTAAACAATTGGGCAAAAATCCTGTCATATTTTTTGGGCATTAGTTCCTCCGTTCCATGGGGTTTGAACTATAATATAGGTACGTTTTTGTAATGTCAAGTATTTTCCTCCGTATCCTTAGATTTTTTATTAGGAGTATTTGGTGTTTTATTCCCTTTGTCGGGATTATTCTTCGGATCCTTTGTTTCTCCACCACCCTCCTGGATTGATTCAAGTTCGATTGTAGTTGGTAAATCTGGATAATTTTCGTCTTCAGTTGCCCGTTGCAATCTTTTCTTTTTATAATTACCAATACCAAGCTTCCTTGCAACTTCTTCATGAGGAATACCAAGAACTTCAATAAGAGACGGATGCTTCACACCAAGAAGGGCAGAAGCTTTCATATCCATATCCGAGATATCAGAAATGGGGTATTCAATTGAAATAAGATCATGGGCAAGTTTCTGGACTTTCTTCTTTATCGGTTTCTTGTCCTTGAAATCAACCACTTCCTCAACAGTGTATTCTAACTTAAACTCTGGTAATACAGCATTACGTAAAAGGAATAATGGTCTCCAGAAATCCAGTTTAAGAAACCGATCAAAGTAGGCAATCTGATCATGTATCCTGTCAGCAGCAGGGCCACGCGAAGCTTTAACACCAGAGAACGTGGAACCCTTTGTAGCACCAGTTACCATATCTTCAGGCTTGTTCAGTCCTGATACAACCATTCCCATAATGTCAGTATCAGCATCAGAAATCTTCGGAAGATTCGGATTAATACATTCCAGTTTTATACCAGGAGGAAGAACAATAGTTCCACCAGGTTTCTTCTTTGCAAACAATCCTGTATTCTTTTTCTGCTCATCGGTTAACTTCAACCAAGTTCTGAATGACTTCGCATCCTCAATGTAAGCAACCCACAAATAAGAACCACTTGACTTCTTATGGTCTATTTCCCATTTCTTCAAGTTCTCATAATGGGACAACCAGACAAGAGTAGTCCGTATATGAGAAACATTCCTTGTGGTGAAAAAACCCTTATCCCACTCAACAATAAACTGATTGTATCCCCCTATCTTGGAGAACTTACGTGATTTGGATTTTGCACCAGATAATTTTTCCTGAGTAATACTACCACCGCCATATTGCTGCCAGTAAGTGGCATACTCAGGGAAATAAGCTATATTAATGGAAGGTATAACAATTGTACCACTGGGAACTTCTGTCAGTTCACTATCCTTCAGATCAAATTCATAGAATAGCGGGAACCCTGCTTTCCTTTTATGGAAGTAGATACCGGACTGTTTATGTCCCGTAGGAGCCAATGTCCGTGGGCTCATGAAATCTATTTCTACAAATCCATCATTATGTAAAGTAAAGCATAAGAACAGTTCCCCTTCTATGCCTGAACGGGCAACATGCTTTGGTAGATTCCTGTATAGGGCATTTCTTGGATCTTCTATATGGGCCTTCATTACTTCAGCAACCTTTGGCTGGTCAGAATCCATATTGAATCCAAATCCAGTAAGATTCCCCATGTAATCCTGAATATGGGTATTGATCTGTGGATTTTCAAGAAACTTCTTCCAACAAAGTTCCTGCAACTCTCTAAAGTTGGTGTAATCGGTTACACCAGAGATGGGGAAACCATCTTCATCAACTACCTGTGTACCTTCCCCCGTATAATTGGACCATGGCATAGAAGCCGCCAATTCACCAAGTACTTCATCGGGTAAATCGTCTATAATCTGGTCAATCTCAGCTTTTTCCATTAGTAATCCCCTTTTGTCTGTTCGTAATACATTGTGCCAAAGTTCCATTCAATGGTTCTGGTCCTAAAATCCTCTGGTCCAAGGTTCCTTCCACCGTAAATAGAGTTAGCTAAACTGTAAATTGCATCATCTTGGATACCCCATTTCTCAGTCTTCTCAGGAGAGCCATACCATTTCTTATGAGGATTATGGTCAAATCTCTTTGCCTCTTCCTCAAGAATATCTGGTCCCTTGGCTCCTGGAACATATACTTTGGGTGCTTTAAATAGGCCGTTTTTATACAAAGAGTACAGTTCCGAGAACATCTGACGCTGCCGATCATAGGTAGGAGAGATAACTTCCAAAGCAATCTCATTTTCACTACACCATTCAGTCATGTCCCACATACCCCATCTTTCTGAACATAAAGTGTCCAAACCATCAAATACATCGGACATTCTCTTCAAAACATCCTTAATATCGTTCAAATCATTACTGGCTACGTGTGCCAAATGCATGAGAAAGTAGATATATTTCTTTACGGAACCATCTTCTAAGTAGGAATCGGGGTTATTTTTGCTGTTTGGAAGCCCTTTTGCAGTCAAAGTTATGATAGTTTTGGCCCCTGCCATCTTGTTTATTTTAAGTGGATCTGCACGATCTATACCAGCACACAGAGCCCAATCAGTCTGATACACGTCAGTTAGACGCTGCAAATCGTTTAAATCTGTCATTCTGGGATGCATAGAACCATCATGTAACGTGTACAAAAGGTCTATTTTCATCAAATCTTTTTGCAAATATGATGCAGTTTGGGACCTTTCCCGTCCTATTTTCTCATCCCGATCACCTACCGCTTCTATTTTTTGGATGGTTTTTATGGTCTCCACTAACTGATTTTGCATCCCCAGAGTACCGTTCACCCCAATATAATGGGTCGCAGCAACCAAATCGGCAGTAAACATAGCTTTACTGCCGGCATCCCACGTATTTTTGAAGTAACGGGCAAAATCCGCTTCAGGAAACTTTGCTTTGTAGGAATCTAGTTGCTGTTGGGTCATCTGCGGGTTCCAGAAGTCTTTATAATCGCCTTCTGGACTGCAACGGAAGTGGAAAAACAAGGCAGGGTCTTCACCACGGGTATATGTCTGGTACAACTTATACAGAATGTGGCTTTTCTCAGATACGGTACTGTCAATAACTCCTAATGCATTTGGTATATTACGGATACTACCATCTAACTGAACAAAGAACTTCGGATTGTTCATATCGAACATTTCCGAGAAGGTGTATCCAGATACGTTTGATACAATACCACTAAATGAGGAAATACTTTTAATGAAAGAACCAATGTTACCACTCTTGTCTCTCATCCGTATCTCTTTTTCCTGCACATTCCGTTTACCAACAATCCGCAGCAACTTTGGGCTATTCAGAATGATATCCCGCATAATGTCATAGTGGACAAACTTGGTCTGTTCCTTACTATTGGCACCCAACATGATCTGTTGTCTGGGAAAACAGAAGAATTTCCATAACTGAATCAGACAGGCAAACAGCGATTTACCTTCACCACGCATCCAGCAAAAAATGATCAGCCTATGGATAAACTTACCGTCTATCATCCGCAATGCATCTTCGGCAACCTTCTTTTGCTCTTCCCACATTTCCCAGTATGACCTGCCAGTACTAGGATTTGGATCCCTGCTCATGTCAGATACAGGTATCCAGGTAGCTATAGTTTCTCCTTCTCGGAAGATTGGTAAACAGATATGGTCTTCTACCCACAGACCAAACCCTTCTCCACCATTACGATACTCAGTAATGGACCTCATACAATTCCATGCTCCGGGATAGGTACAGTTTGTCCAGCTAATTTATGGGTACAGTCACCAAGAAACTCAATCACACCAGTCTTTACAAAGCAATGGCATACGTGGTTAACTCTATGATCCTCTCTTCCGTCAGTCCACCTTGTCAACACAGACGGGCTAAAGGTAGGAGCATCCACTGAATTATCCCAAGTCCAGCTACCCCTGTTGACAAATATACGGTGCAGTGTCTCACATCCAGGACACTGCCAACCTATACTACCATCTTCCAGTTCAACCAATACTTTACTTATCGCTTTCATTTTACATTAATCCTTCGGGAGTAGGTTCACAGTATCTATAAAATTCCCCTCTACCTTGGCACCATCCACACATTTTAAGTTCTTTACAGTCATCACATCCAGAACCTACTTTCTTTCTGTTCCTTTTCCTTTTACAATCTTCACTTGGTCGAAGATCACAAAAGTATCCAGCGGCATTGCAGTCCAGGCATCTACATACCACGTTATAGTCGTCGCCTACCAATTTATTAAATTTTTCAATTTTCATACTCTATTCCTCGTTTTTCGGATTACCTTCGGTGCTTCTCCCTCAAACAACTTGTCATAGTAACCGGTATTACCAAGAACGTCATCCCCTTCCCCACCTTTACCAAAATCCCTACTAAAGCTTTCGGCAAGATCATTTATATTCAGGTTTATACTCCTTATGGTTTCCCGTATCTCTCTAAATAATGGATTAACCTGCACACTACCTTTATCGGTTATAGTGGTTACGGGCCTGCCATGGTTAGCTATCTTTAGACTAACCAGATGACCAAACAACGGTATCAGTTCAAATCCAATCCGAAACAAAGCAGCTTTATCCTCACTCTTCACACTACCTATAAAGTACCGGTAAACATAATCCAAATACTCCTTCCGTACTCCACATAACTTCCCTTCCTCAATATAGGGACAAGTCGCAGCTATCTGGCAATGGTGAACATCGCACTCTGGAATGGCGTCCCACATCACTACAGGGATTCCCTCGGTAGTGGATCCCTTGACAATGCTGATGTTGCCCATTCGCTCTTTTGTTGCTCGGCTACTGGTAGGTTGCGGTCCTCGTTTTCCCATTATCGATGCTCTGGATACTCACTGAAGAAAGCTTCTTCGGGAGTCATGCCAGCCTCATAAAGTATAATGTACTCGGCAACGGTAACAGTTTCTCCGTATTCAGCCGATATAAGTGTCAGGTGTTCGTACCAATCGTCAAAATTTCTGGACATAGGTTCCTCCATGGCTAAGGTTACTTGGATCGTAGCACTTACCCTTTATATTGTCAAGAACATCTTTAATATAAAGTAGTCCGAATAGAATTTGCCTTCGGCATTTAATGTTATAGGGGTAGGGCAGAGGAACGTATGCAGGGGCAGGAAAGAGGGGCGACCGCTAAAGGTACAAGGTCAGGCGTATATGGTCTCCACAAATTGAGAAAATGATACAGGGGTGGGTAATCGGAAACTGTGGGGGGAAAAAGTGGTAAAGTTCTACGGTAAAGGTATGTATGCAGGTTCGTGGAACTGTTCTCTGCAAAACCACTGGGGGAAAAGTTCACGGAAAATGCGGAAGAAAATTGTGGCGTGGACCCCATGCAGCAGTGAAGGGACGAAGCACACGAAAATAAAGGGGTGTCCCTCTTGCCTCTTGAACAGACCTTGAGAACACCTGAGAGTAGTCGAACCCTGATTGTCATCTCTCAGCGAACATAGTCAGACCTTAATCAGGTTACATAAAAGCTTGACAGTCAAATGCGATTGTCAGGAGTGTAAAAGGCAAGCGAACATAACAGACAAGAGTAGATTAAGCCTGTATCTATTCCCTGTCTAATCTATCAATACAGGCTATAGGTGATATCATGAATTTATTCGAGTCAGCTCAGGCAATCAAGAGTGAAAGAGATGCAAAGGCACGCAAGAGTAGTCAAGGTTCTAGTCCTGATACTCTCACTGTGCCCTACTTCAAGGGTATCGTGCGTAAGGGAGACAAGTACACTGTCAAGCTTGCCCCTAGGGTATACGAGCATGAGGGAATCATTGAAGGAGTTGAAGAACAGGCATTGCAGGTAAAACCCCTGACAGGGGCGTTCCTGATCAGCTACTTTACCTGTCTTGCATACGAGATGTGCAAGAACAATATGAAGGGCAAGGGTAAGACGGCAAAACCTGATCCTCAGCCTTTGACTACGTATGTAGTCGAAGCACTTTTGAAGATTGAAGGGTTTTCCCTTGAGGATTATGCACAGGGGAAAACAAAGGGTTCAGTCAGGATAGCAAGTCACTTGAAAGCGATAAGCGAACAGCGAGATTTAAAGATCAGTGTTGACGCAAAGACAGGCACAATATCAGGTATTACTGATAAAGTAGCCTGTGAAGTTCTTTCATCCCTGTAAAATTCAAAGACCTGAGCAAGTCAATAAACTGCTCAAAGGATACTGCTATGAGTAAAGGTATAATAGGCTTTTTCGCAGTTCAATTGCTTATCATTCTGATAGGCTACTTTTCAATGTGAACGATATGAGTACAATCGAAAGAGAGTTTTTCAGGTACATCGACAAGCTTCCTTTCGATGTACCTTTTGACTATTATGATAACTGTACAGCAAGTGAGATACAGTTATCAGGGCATGAAGCAAGCTTGATTGAATTGCAGGATAGTTTATCAGGCTACAGGCTACAGGAGATAGCGTAGTGAAGAATATGAAACCTTACGAAGTGTTTACAGTTGTACGTGTGATAGTCGCTGTGATAGTCGTTTTAACGATGATGATTAACTTTTAAGGGGGAAATATGATTGATATGCAACTTTTAATATCGGATAGGCTGAATCGCTTTATAGAGAATCATTTTACCTATGAAGATATTGGGGATGCTGAAAACGGACCTGAACTTGATTATTGGTATAATGGTCCTGATTGGGCTATTGATTTGTTGGATAGAACAATTGACGCTCCTTTACATAGAGCGGAAGTTAATAACTTATATTTCTAAGCAAACGTCCTAGCGCATGACGTTAAACTGCGCTATTCTTTTGCCCTGTATTCCAGTACACCAGTATCCCGCTATCTTTCTCGACCTTCCCCTTATACCCTGACTATTTTCTGTTTTCTATTCTATCAGCGGTATATCACTGGTTCATTTCCCCTATAGCGGATAAGCCGCTATTCACCGCTATTTTCTTTCATTCCCTGTTTTCCCCTGCGCCCGGCATCGGTTTTCCTTCGGGCGGCTTTCACCAGCCGCCAACCCATTACCTTATCCTGTCCTACTCGACTCCGTTATCCAGCTGCCTGCCATAGCTACGGGTACGGCGGCCCCGCCCCGTAACCCAACCCGTTATATTCTGCTGATACAGATTAGTGGTAGACACCACCCTAAGCGCAGTTCCCACGGGAAACTTTTCCAATTCATGTATTCTACCACGCAACACAGAATTGGAAGTAGTCCAACCCGTTATATTCCTGTGCCTGAACCGCTCCTTTACCAGTACAAATCGTACCTGTACCCGTTACAAAGCGGTGGAAATGACCCCACAGCCCGTATATCTACCGATACGAAACGAAGTACCTTGACCCCCCGCTAGAGTCTCCATACCTGCCTAACAACATCAGGTTTGTAATGGTTTACTGGTCTGGTACAGGTAACAGCATCATTGGAACTGCTTACCTGACAGGGTAACGGTATGGTACAGCCCTGCCCCGCAGCCCAACCCATTACTTACTCATAGTCTTCCCGTAGGCCAGTAACAGAACCGCTGACCCTAAGGCCCGTCCCCACGGTGAACTAAACCAATATACCTAACAGTCACGGTACAGTGGACGTGTGCCAGCCTAACGGAACACGGGCTTTCTGCCTAACGGTTACTGGTTCAGGTCCAGTCCATGCCACCGTACCATTACCCTTTCATCCTGTACCTGTGCAACACTGCTGCAACCTTCGGTGTGTACAGAACCAGTGACCAGAGCCAGATACAGGGACCGTGCCCGTGTACAGGTGTTAACACACCTGACCAAAGGTCCAATGTCGAGAACCATATACCGTGGTGCACCACCCTGCGGGTGACCAGTACCCATTCCATTATATTCTTTTACTTACTTCTCTATACCTGTTACCTACTCTTGTTTATTTTATATTGTTTCGGTTATTATCGGCAAGAGATTATTTGTTTACTATTTAGTTTTGTACCGTAGTATTATTTACCACTATGTTATCGTTACTGAGTTTCTTGTTGTTTTTCTCCTGTAAATTGTAATGTAGCGGGTGGATATATTGTACCAGTAAGTCATTTTCTTTATAGGTTTACTTAGCCACTGATATATGTTATATAGTAGTTTGTAGTCTAATTTTATATAGGGAGGAAATGATATGATCCATAACGAGATAGACAATTTACGAAATCCTTTAGAAGCTGCTACGTTTAGGCGGTTAGTCAGGAAGATAGAGATGGTGGCTGAGTTTGATATGAATGTTGTTAAGATGCAACGGTTTGAGTTTATCAGATTTAACTATCGGAAGTGGGAAGAGGAAGAGGCTGGTTGGAACTTGTATACACTGGTTCATAAGACTCTTAGTTTAGAACTGAAGGCACGGGAGTTGGGATTGTTAGAAATAGACGGTAGATACTTATGTGTTTCTTGTTGCACTTCAGAGTTTGTTAGGAGCGGTGAGACTGTGGTGGAGTGTAAACGATGCGGTCAAATCTTTAAGGGTTGGAGGTAACAGGTTATGGATTTGTTTGCAATGGCAAGAGTTATTGCTTCTGATGCTCCTAAGAGGAAGAGTAGGAAAGCGGTGGATAAGCCTGGTGTGGTTATCAAGCGTAGCGGTATGGTTGTAAAGGATACAGTTAAACGAGTGGAGAAACCTGTTATAGTTGTGAAGAAGAAAGTACGGGTTGACAGGGATAGTTTGAAGCCTGTCGGTAATGATGTTGAGCGGCGGAAAGAGTTAGGGAAGAGAGTGTATACAGAACGGGAATGTATGTTGCGGGAGTTGGTTCAGGGATATGGAGTTGATATTTCTGAGATTGAAGAGTTGTCACTGAATGGCCTTGTTGAGTTCAGAGCAAAGGTTCATTTGCAGGCGGCTAAGAAGTTCTTATCACAAGGTATTTCTCCTTTAGTACGGAAAGACCCTAGCGGTGAAAAGAGTATGAGTTTCAACGTGGTTTACTGCATAGATTCTCAAGCAGTAGATTATGATCGGATTAATGAGGCTGGAAGGTTATTTAAAGAGCAGGAAAGACAAGAGAGGTAATGGATATGATACACGTAACAAGTTGGAATACTGGTAGATTCTACTCAGAGAAAGGTCAACGGATATATGCCGCATGGGAAGATGATATTTGTTACTTCATTGACATTGACAGATGTGTTTCTGGTCAATTAGAAATGACAGAAGAGGACGCGGTAAAGTATATGCGGGACAAGGTGATGAGAACTTACGATGGTAACTACTACGATGTTATAGACTGGCAGAAAGAGAAAGTACTGGCTCAGATCATTAAGGAGAAAGAAGATTAGCTAACGGCTTAGAGGGAGCTAGAAATGGTTCCCTCTGACTTGTTACGTTGGTCAACCTGTAAACCTTAACTGTAAGGAGAAAGAAATGGACTTCGATTTGTGGAAAAAGAATAAAGGTATAGGATTGGTTTATATGTTTGATAATATTGGAAAACTGTATAAGGAGATTGGTACCAATAGAATTTATATGCTGGCTCAGGTTGGTTACCATAAATTCAATATGATTAATGTTGATACTGGTAATCGGATGCATACTGATCCTTCCTCATTTGCTCATGAGGTTTTGGATGGGTTTGAACTGCTGGCAGGATGGAAACTGGAACTTCATCAGGAAGTGGAAGAAGTTGTGTATAATAACCCTTGTCCTGATTGTGGTACACAGTTAATTGGTGGGGATAATATGTCTGGTGTTAAGTGTCCTAAACCTGATTGCGGTTACTGGTTTTGTTTCTAAGCGGAGGATACATGAAGAAAGGTTTTACTGGAAAGAAAACCTGTAAAGATGGAGAGATTTACACTTTCAAGAACGGGATAGCAATTGTGCCTGGTTTCCTGTTGTTTCGGAAACCCGTTCTTATAACCTTAGCTCAATTCAAGGAGATTAATAATGACGGAATTAAGAGCACATGCAACGGCAAAGTGGCTACCTGCTACAAAGAAGAGGGAAGAACGGTTCATGGTTAAAGTAGGAGCTTATGATAAATGGAAATGCATAAACTGCGATCTGGTACTGGATATTCATGAAGATAAAAAGGAGAGTGAAGATGAGACGGTATAAAATCATTGCTACAAGATTGGAAGCGGCTGAAAACTGTTCTGATGGGGTAAATCCAGAATGGGAAGACAAACATCTGGAAGTTATAGACAAACAGATGGAAACTGCCCCGTCTGGATCAGGATTCAATAGTGGTACTGATTTAATGTTCAATGAAAGTACTGGTAAGAAATTGGTATTCGATACTGCCTTTCAACACATGAATGACAGTGGATCTTATGTCCGTTGGACAAATCACAAAGTAATTATTACCCCTGCTTTTGATGGATTTGATATGAGAATTACTGGTAAGAACTTTAACGGTATAAAAGAATATATTGGTGATGTTTTCTATAACTGGCTCAGTGAAGATGTACAGGAACAAGTAGAACAGAAATAAGCGAGAATAGCGGAGATTGTATCGGGATTCAACGATTGTTTACAGTGTATTGTTCTACTCTGTAAGCGTAAACAGCTAAAATTTGACATCGGAGATCACAATGAGTTTAACTAAAGTGGACTTTTCAGCAAGTGAACTGGTAAATGCTTTGAAACGTACCTTCCCACGGATAACGGGTATAAAGAAAGAGGATGAGGATTCTATCTTTCTTGGTAATGTGGCAGAAGGTGGTGAAATAGATGGTTGTCCTGCTTGTGACTATTATGCAGAAGATTATCAGGAATTGTTATATTTGATGGGGGTACATAGGAAACTGCATACCTTGATTGATACTTTTGGTTGGTATGTTGAAACTACTGATCCTGGCACTTACTATGCTTATAGGGGGTAACGGATATGAAAAAGTTCTGTGAATGTGACAATGAATGGCTTCCAAATAGTGATATGAGAAGTAGACGGCAACTTGTTCTTGTGGATACGCCAGAAATATTAGAACATAAATACAGTCTTTTAATAAGACGTGGTCCTACATTCCGATGTGTATACTGTCAGTATTGGTTTTGGTATGATGCTGACTATGAAAATATGATGTTTGATTTGCGGGAGATGAATTTATGATTGTATGGGTAAACAAAAACTTGACAGAGTTCTCTACTCCATGGTCGATCAAGAGTAGTCGGGTTCTGCTCATTCATAACAGTACAGGAAAGCACGGGAAATGTTTCAAGAATGTGTACCTTGGGTATTCACGGGATGGACGGATCCATCGTATCAGTATCCGTCCTCATCTCAATAAGAAACCTGTAGTGGAGAAAGTAGTCGGAATATGGGTTGCTGAATGTGATTATTCCGTGATGGGTAATGAAGTGTTTTCCGGTAAGACAAAAGGGAAACAGTCTATAGATGGTAGATTTGGTATCTATGAGACTGGTACAATTATCGAATGTCAAGATATTCAATGGGAACTGAAGGAGGATCGGGGATGGGTAATAAAAGGGAAACTGTAATGATGGAACTGGATGCGAAAGATATTCATCTATCTTTCGGTAAAACCTGTGACTGTGATATTGATGGTGATGCTGATATTACACTGGAAGATTTTGTAGGAGTATGGAACGGAAAATTCATTACCTGCAATAAATGCTATGAGCCATTCTTTCTGACAAGTGTGGTGGCGGAAATTGATACCATTAGACGGAGAAAAGAAGCGTCAGGTGGTATCGTAAAATCGACCACGGAAGACAAAATAATTGTTGACCTAAGTAAACGGATAGACTAGAATATAAACATAGGGAGAGTTGTGCCCATACGATAGAGCTATGTCTGGTGATTGGTAACCTAAAACAAGTGAGGTGTGAGATGGCGAAAACCAAGCAAAATTGGATTGATGAGGTTAAGGCGTTCGGTCAGGAAGCACTCGGTGATGTCAGTGATGATGATCTGAATGCAATGCAGATTGGTCAACTTAAAGCTCTTAAAAAGGAGTTGGAAAAAGAGACTGGCAAGACGGAAGAACCTGCTGCCGGTAAGCAGGAAGAGGGAAAGTTGGAAGAACTTCCTAAGAGCCAGTTCATTTCAATGTGTGGCAGTGAATATGATCCTAAGAAGTCGGGGTCATGTGCCAAGCAGTGCAATAAAGATTTTCCGGAAGCATTTAAAGCTTGCTCCGAGAATTTCGCGGCTAAAGCTTCAGTTGGTACCACTACTAAAACGAAAAAGACTAAGGCCCCAGCTACTGGTGGGAAGACAATATGGAATCATGTTGCCTCTTCTCAGGCTGGTCTGATTGACGAGTGTATAATTGGTGGCAAACAGATGACTTTGGCTGAGATTGCTGCGTATGCAAAAGCCAAAGAACCTCGGACACTGAATCATATTCAGCATCTGGTTGCTGACTGGAAGATCACTATCCTGACTGACAAGCGAAAGGTTGGTGAGGAAGAGAAGGTTTATTACTTCTGGAAAGATAAATGTCCGGGAGCAGTTGGTGAACCTGTTGCTGGTAAATCTGCATATAAATCTTAATTAGGAGAAACAGTATGACAAAACGTGAATCAGCAATTATCGGAGCATATACTGGTATACTATGTGGGCCTTTTGATGCTCTTCATGGTTACATTAAAGAAATACTAGAAAGACCAGTACTTACACACGAACTGACAAGTAAAACGGTATTTGCTGAAATAAAAGAAAAATCTACAAAAGATTTTATGGAACTGGCTGCTTCTGTTACCGATTAAAGGACAGCATACATAAACAGAATCCGAAGATTCTGTTTATGTACTGGTAATGAATAGAAGGATTTGTTATCGGTATATAAACAGAAACCTTTGGGAGAACAATATGGAACAGAATGAGAAAATTGTAGACCGGATCAAGAAACTGTTTGCATTGGGGTTGAAAGACCCTGATTCACCAGAAGCAATGTCGGCTATGTCTAAGGCTAAGGAGTTGATGGACAAGTACAATATTGCTACTATCGACATGGAAGATGATGGTACCATAAAGGATAGCAATATCATTCAGACGGATATTGACTTTATGGATCAGACCAATACATGGGAAGGGGTTCTGTCTGTTCATATCTGTAAAGCTTTTCAGTGTGAAGTGGTACGGGCGGTGGATACTTTCACTAAGCAAAAGAGAATTGTTATGTTTGGTGCTAAAACGGATATAGATTTTGCCAGTTTCCTTATGAAATTTACCAGACTGCAAATTCAGAAACTTCTGGAGAAATCAGGATATACAGTACCTGCTGATAAAAAGACCTATTGTCTTGGTTGTGTTCACACTGTTGGTAAGCTGATCAAGGAAGCTTTCGTGGATCCTCCTAAGATGGATAAAACGGTGGAAGAAACGAATACTCAACATGCTCTGATTGTGGTTAAGTCTGATGCAGTTGCTCGGAAGTTTGATCAGGCTTTTCCTAATCGTAGACAGGGAAGGAAAGTTCAGGCAAATGGTTCAAGAGATGCCTACATGAATGGTATTGTTGATGGTAGTAAAGTGAAACTCAATAGACAGTTGGGTGGGCAGTCCCACAGTAAACTGAATTAGGGGGTTGGTATGAAAGTAATCATATTGGAAGGAAGGTATGAATCAGATGGTCAGATGATTAATCGGTATCAACCAGTTATCATTAAAGATGGTGAACCTACTTTCAGTCTAAAGAACCATACTATTCAGTTTGCTTTCTATGAAGAATGGGAACATCATGATAAAGATAAGCATCTGGAAGCAAAGCTAAATGCATTGAATAATGTGGTTGATGTTCTGAATACTATGGTTATGGAAGTGAAAACTTTAAAAAGTAAACTGGTGGAAGAATATGAAAATACTATGTAATTGTAACAGTAAATGGGAAAAAGATAGTTCCTCTTTAAAAAATTCTGTATTCCAATTGGTTGTGGTGGGTAAAGGGAAAGAAGAAATTGATTTGGGAGTTTGTTGTAAATGTGGAAAGTTTCGTTGGATAAACCCACAGTATGAAAATATGATGTTTGATTTACGGGGGATGAATACATGAAACCAGAACAGAACCTAATAGTGGCAGAAGAGATACTGAAACAACTTGGTGGATCAGGCAGATTAACAGCTATGATCGGAGCAAACACTTTCTGGGAGACAGTAAAAGTTTGCAGTTCAAGTTCATGTTGGTGAATGGAATCAATCACGTAAAGATTACCCTTAACTCTATGGATACATATGATCTGGTATTTTCTGGTATCCGTGGAACCAATTGCAAAGTGATAAAAGAAATATCAGGAATATATGGCGATCAGTTGCGAGAAGTTTTCAGCAACACAACTGGATTGGTACTTTCACTGTAAGGAGATTACAATGGATATAGAAGAAGCCAAGAAGATGCAAGGCATTGAATTTACTTACGTTTTTGGAGACGGCGATACCGTACCTTCTTACGTCAAGAAGTTTGATCCGGAGGTCGGGCTGACCTGCCTGAGTCTGGATACAGAGACCAAAAATGGTTGGAAACCTACTGATGAAGATGTGCTGGAGGCTGATGGAACCTTCTGCGTGGTCGGAGCGCCAGCTAATGACCTGCCAGAATGTCTGCGTATTCTGGCGGTTATAAAAGAGAGTGGGTCATTCTCTAGCAGTGGTCCAGGATATTTCTCTGGCTGTGTCTTCAGCTAAACCATAGCCAAAATGTATTGGATAAAATAAAAGGAGATTTACTATGAATGGTCAGGAAAAGATAGTGGAAGAAGAGAAATTGGAAGCTATCCGGGAAGAGATTCATGCACGTTTTCCAGACATAGCATGGCCGGAACCTGTGCTGGAACCAATCTACTACGGCAGACTGAAGAAGACTGAGATTGAAAACCGTAAAGCAATAATGGACGTCAATACAGGTATTGTCTGGGATATCGTTTCAAATACCTATGGACTGATTCCTCATGAGAAAGCACTGTATGATGTACTGGCTGGTATTCCTGAAGAGATGGGGACACCTGAAATTGATCTGAGTATCTGGAATTATGGTTCACGTTTCCGGGCAGATATCAAGTTTCCTGAAGTTGGAAAGGACGTGGAGATCAAGGTCGGAGACTCTGTTCGACCAAGATTTACGATTCAATCTTCCTATGACCGTTTCTTGCTGCATGATCTGGAATACGGGGCAGAACAGCTTAAATGCACGAATGGATTGATGATTTTCAATGGTAAGAAAAGTTCACGTAAGCATATTACTACGGCACATATCACTCCTGAAACTTTGGCGAAACTTGCGGAAAATTTCCTGATCGAATATAGTGAGGCTACAGAGCAGTGGCGCAAGTGGGCCAACAGGCAGTTGACACAGACGGAGTTGGATGATGTCTTTGTCTCTTTGCCTTTTTCTGAACCTGAAAAGGAGAAGATAATGGCACTTCCACTGATGAACAGTGATAATCGGTTTCTGCAACAGATGAAACATCGTACACTGTGGGATGTAAACAGCGCGGCTACTCAGTATGCAAAGCATGAAATTCGTGGTGAACAGAGGCGCAATGACCTGGAAAGGGATATTGCAATTGCTATGAATAAAGTTGGTAAGGATTTACTGAAATGATCTATGAGATATTTTTGTCGGCAGAACAAGAGGATGGGTTTATTGTACATGATGCTGGCTCTATACATGAGGCGGTAAACAGAACTATTGTTCATGCCAAACAAAAGCATCCTGGCCTATTTGACACTAATGGGAACATAAAAGAGTATGGGTTCCCATTAGTGTTTGAAATTCAACAATGGCAATAGGAGGTATTTTGAAAAAGATAGGAGTATGGGTACCAATAGATCAGAACGGAACTTCCTTTAGACAGATAGTGGAAACTGATGGAATGGCTTATGCTGAGTTAGTAGAAAAAGTCTATCGTGGAATTGATCTGTTTCTTGTACACAGTATGGATAACAGTTTCATTTTCATTTTTCCTATGGCTTTTGCAGAAGATAGATTGATTCCATTATCAGCTATAATGGCAAATGGCTACAGCATTATGCCTACAGGGAAGAAGTTGGGGGAACTGGAATGTACTGCTATCACTCCCAATTACTGGACATGCAATTGTAAAGAAAACTTTGTTTGGCACAAGATTGTGCCGACCTGTCCAAACTGCAAGCAAACTGTTGGGCAAGCACAGGCACGATTACCAGATTTAAACAATCTCATCAAATGGGAGTACCTGGTACCATAAGATATAGAACCCCGCAATCCTTAATTAAAATGGAGAACTGAAATGAGTATTGACAATTTGACAATTGGTGAAATTAAACAGTTAGCTTGTCTGTTTGGATCAAAGCAGTCTGATAATTCTGCTTGGGAACTGGATGAAGTATATTTGATCAGGACAGTGACCATGATCGACACTGGTAAAGTGGTTAAAGTTACAGATCAGGAAATTGTATTAGAAGATGCTGCATGGATTGCCGATACTGGAAGATTTTCCGATGCTATTAAAAAATGCGAGTTCAATGAAGTGGAACCTTTTCCTGATGGTAAAGTAATAATTGGCCGTGGTTCTATTATTGATGCTGTAAAGATTAAAAAATCTCCCAGGAGTCAAAAATGAATACAGCAGTTTTAAGAACTGGTTATGATCGGTCATGGTCAGGGTCAAGGTCAGGGTCATGGTCAGGGTCAGGGTCAGGGTCATGGTCAGGGTCAGGGTCAGGGTCATGGTCAAGGTCAGGGTTATGGTCAGGGTCAGGGTTATGGTCAGGGTTATGGTCAGGGTCATGGTCAAGGTCAGGGTCATGGTCAGGGTCATGGTCAGGGTCAGGGTCAGGGTCAAGGTTATGGTCAGGGTCAGGGTCAGGGTCAAGGTTATGAAAATGCAATAGTTGGAACCTATCGGGATTTTGTTTTCTGTTCAATGCATAGTCAAGTAAGCAGGACAGTCTAAAAACAAAATCCCGATGCAATCTCCGTGAGAATCCAATATGAGTAGACTACAGAAGAAAGTCATTCCCTCAGAAGAAGAACGATTAAAGGTATTGGTTAAACGCCATTCAAGAGTATATTACAAAAGACTTGGTAATCACAGATACGTCGTAGTTTTCCCTATGCTACCTGGTATCTTTCCATATAAACAGGGGCTATTTATTGATGCTGAATATTATGGATTTTTTAATAGAGTTATTGAATCAGAAGTAAATGGAACTTTATTGGAATATGAAAATATCCCAGAACCAGTTCTCAATCTCATAAAGAGAGAGTTATATCATGGCGGATATTTGTGAGCTTCATACATACGATCCTATATTTACTTGGTGCAATCGGAAAGCGGCAGATGCTTTACGAAACCTGCTATCTTACGAATATGAAGTATGGGAAAAGAAACAGTTTGGTAAAAAACGTAAGATGTATAAGCGGTACCTGATTGAAGGACGGAACTATGGCAACTACTATTTTCTTTCGGGGTTTGTTGACCGCTGCATCGACTACTTACATAAAAACGGTATTGAGTACCAATATACAACAGACATCCCCGAACTGAGATTTAATGGTCCCCACCTAGAAACAATCCAATTCCGAGAATATCAACTCAACCTGATCAATGTTGCAATAGAACGTGGATACGGTGTTATACTTTCACCTACTGGAAGTGGTAAATCCATCATTCTATATGGTGTAATTTCTTGTTTTCCTGTTGAAAATATTCTGATACTGGTTCATTCCCTTGATCTTGTAAAACAGTTGCATGATGGTTTGCAGGAATTAGGATTTACTGGTACTGGAATATATTCCAGAGGGAAACCAATGCATAGAATAACCGTATGCACAGTACAGAGTTATGCAAAAGTTGCTGATAAATGGAAAACACATTGGGATGTGGTAATCGTTGATGAAGGACATCATATTGGTAACCCCTATAAAGGATGGTACTATGATGCCTTAACCTATACCAAATGTCCTTGGCGGTTTGCCTTTACTGCTACCTTATCTGATAGAGCGGAAGCAAGATTTGCTTTAGAAGGATTGATTGGTCCCGTAATTGGTGAGTTGACAATGGCTGAAGGACAAGACCTTGGCTTCCTTGCTACTCCTGAGATTATATTTCGGGTAGTTCCTGTACCAGAAGAAGTAAGAAATATCAGAAGAGATACGGCATACAGTAAAATTTATACAGAAGGTATTGTAAACAATTGGACAAGAAATGCTAAGATGGCATTTGAAGCTGAAAGGGAAGTTAAAAATAGTGGTACTGTTTTGATCCTTGTCAGTAGGATAGCCCACATAGCAAAGATAATTGAGTTTATGGACATGCCTGTTGAGATTGTCCAGGGATCGGTTTCTAAAGAGCAACGGTCAATCATTAAGGAAGAGTTAAAAAATGGTGATATTAGTTGTGTTATAACCACTATTGCTTGGGTAGAAGGTGTTGATATTCCTTCACTTTCTATGGTTATTAATGCTGCTGGTGGCATATCTGAAAGAGAAACCCTGCAAAAGATTGGTAGGGGTTTGCGTAAGACAGAGAATAAGAACACGGTTAAGATCATTGAGTTTATGGATATTGCCAATATACCAAGAAACATATTGAAACCAGCTAGGGATGCCCATATCCTTCATAGACAAAGTGTAATTCGATGGGAAATATATGAAGGACAGGGATGGAAACCTATTCTGGTACAGGAAGATAAACATTATGTAAAAGAACCTATACGGAAATTATTAAATGATAAAGAAAACCAGAATAGATTATAGTTCTTTTAACATTATTGGATTCTTGGATGAACACGGAATTTCCTACAGAACTTCAGGCAAGAATATTGCAAATGGTTGGATAGGTATTGAGAGTTGCCCTTTCTGTTCTGGTGGTGGCTTTCACTTTGGTGTTAAGCTATCTTCAAATTCAGGAAGTTGTTGGTTATGTGGTGAGAATGCTAATGCCATTAAAATCATTTCTGCTATTGCGGAAATAGGCTGGAAAGAGGCTTACCAGATACTGTATAAATTCAGTTCAGATGTTGTAGATTGGATTCCTGAATCGGATAAACCAGGACAACAAGTTATTTTACCTGATGGAATCAGGGACAGGTTATCCAAGTCAGCAAAAAGGTATTTGATTAGTAGAAAGTATAATCCAGATTTTCTGGTGCAACAGTACAAGATAAAGTCCACTGATCAGTATTCCACTCTGTATGTAGAAGAAAGAGAGTGGGATTTTTCAGAACGTATATTGTGTCCTGTGTACATGCATCGTCAATTACAGTGCTATATTGCTCGGGATTACACTGGTGAGAAAGATCCAAAGTATATGAACTCCCCTGTAGTAGCATCTATACGGGAACCCAGAAGTTGCATTTACAATTATGATACCTTGAAAGGAAAGATTATAATTGTGGAAGGGGTGACAGATGTATGGAGATTTGGGGCAAAGGTAGGAGCATTTCTTGGAATTGTATTTACACCACATCAAATACGAAGTTTGGCTGAAAAAGATATTGAAGAAGTTACGGTTTTGTTTGATCAGGGAGCAGAGAAAAGAGCTAATATGTTGGCACATGCACTGGCTGCTGTTATTCCTGTAGTCAGAGTGGCTTACATAAGTGAAGATGATCCTGGTATAATGGAACAGGATGAAGCTCTTAAAGTGAAGTACCAACTTATTGGAGAGATATGATGAAAAATATAGTTATGGTGGCTTTATTGTTACTTTTATCTTCTTGTATACAGGAAAAGGAAACGGCGGAATATAAAGAAAAACAAATACCAGCTTTATGGATATGTACTAAAGAATTTCCAGTAATTCATTATGACAATATAAGTACCATGGGGCAAATATGTACTGATAGGAAAACAGGAATAAAATATCTAAAAATTTGGGCAGGAATGGCTAGTGGTGGTCCAGCAATAACAAGGTACTACGAGAAAAACCAATAGGGGGTATGATGGAAATTGGAGACAGAGTTAATACACCGCATGGAATAGGCACAATTATGGATGTAGAAGAAGTTTCCAATCAAGCTAAAAATGTGAAGTATAAAACTGGCAGATTTGGTGTTAAGCACGACTTCTTCCCAACTGTATTATATGGTAAAATGTACCGTAGTAATATTATTTACTACTTTCCCAGAGAAATAAATATAATAAAATAAGGAGAGATATGGTGAAACATTTTGGTGAACTTAAAGAGCTTAAAGAGATTAGTGGTTATTCGTGGATAGTACTTTTTATTATATTTGGTTTGTTCTTTGTAGCAGGGATGGCAACAGAATATGTTGTCCTTATAAGAGATACCCCAGTAACAGTCCAGAAATACAGATTTCACCACAAATGTTCAGATGGAACAGATGTAGATTATATTGCTACTGGTAAGTTGAATGCAATGGTTATCTGTAATGAAATCCCGGAAGGGTAAGGAGAATTATGCTAGAGAAACTGGAATTAGCTGATGGAAAATATACTGTTATCCTGCATGACAACTATTCATTGGAAGCTTTGCGTCACGGTGAACCTTGGAGAGATTTGACAGGGGATAACTTGGTATATTTCATGATGCAAAAAATACTGGATTTACAGAAACAGTTGGAAGATAAGAAGAAAGTGGAATGAAAAATCTTAAAAAATGGATAAAATGGAAAGTAGCAGAAGCACCAACTGGCAGGTTTAGGTCATTTCAAGTAAGAGGATGGCCTGATGCTAATTATAAAGATGGTAATGAATCTATTTGTGCCAGTATTCATTGCCCGAAAGATTATTACCCAAGTGATGTAAAAACGGGGAATCATCCAGAACTTACACTGAGAATTGCAGTTTATTCCCAGGATGATCCAAATAAATGGGTATGGAGATCAGCCAAGAAAAGGTTTAAGACATTGGATGAAGCCAAACAAGGTTTAATTGAAATCCTTTCTAAATATCCAGAAATGCTACCAAGACATATAAGGGAAACTTTTCCAGATATGGAATTGGAGAAAACGAAGGCAGAAACATCGGAGTAAGTGTAGTAAATAATTCAACCTGTAAAGGAGAAATGTTATGGAATTCAAAGAGTTCAAAGCGGCTGTACAAGAACAGTTTGAGAAGATGAAGAATTACAATCTGTTTCGAGTAAATGTGGATAAAGATCGTCTTTGGGAAACTTATCTTAGTAGTTTCCCAAAAGGAACTGATCCTATATTCCGTGAACGGACAGAACATGACTGTCAGTGCTGTAAATCTTTCATACGGGCTGTTGGTAATGTTTTTGCTATTGTTGGTAATGATAAAATTACCATTTGGGATGTAAATATTGGTGGACATTACCAGATTGTAGCTGATGCAATGGCTGCTCTGATAAAATGCAGCCCAACTGATAATGTATTTCTTCATGCGGAAAAAACTGCTGGTGTTGATAAAAACTTTCAGCAGTTAGAATCCGGGGAAATTCTTACATGGAATCATTTCTTTCTTAATGTTCCAGAAAAGCATTACTGTAAAGGAATAGATATCGGTACTAAATTATCAGAGTTCAGAAGTACTTTTGATGTAATGCACCGTGGTCTTAATGAAATAACAGTAGATGCCATTGAAACTGTTCTTGAATTGATTGCACAAAATTCACTGTACCGGGGAGAAGAACATCTCCATTCAGTAAAAGCCTTTCGAGAACTGAAAGCTGGATTTGATAAAGCAGAAAACACCCATATATTCTGTTGGGACAAAGTTTGGGGTAGTCCAGCTGTAGCACGAATTCGTAACACTTCGATAGGAACTCTTTTGGTTGATATATCAGAAGGGGTAGATTTAGAGAGAGCGGTAAAGGCTTTTGAATCTAAGGTGGCACCACACAATTATCAAAGAACTTCAGCTATTGTTTCAAAGTCAATGGTTGAAAGCGCAAAGAAGAAACTGGAAGAGTTGGGCCTTGTAGAAGCTCTTGAAAGACGGCATGCCATAATTGAAGATATTACTATAAACAATGTGTTGTTTGCTGATCGGTCTGCAAAGAAGAAAATGGATGTATTTGATGAAATTGCCACAAATTCAACTAAAATTCCTAAGAAATTGGAAAGGGTTGATTCTGTGGATATTGAAACCTTCATCAAAGAGATTCTTCCGAGAGCAGATTCGGTTGAACTGATGTTTGAAAACAAACATACACCTAATCTGGTTAGCTTGATTGCCCCTGTAATGAAAGGGAAAAGTATGTTCAAATGGGGTAACAATTTCTCATGGTCATACAATGGGGAAGTTGCTGATTCAATTAAAGAGCGTGTCAAGAAAGCTGGTGGTAATGTTGAGGGATATCTTCGATTTTCCCTGTCATGGTACAATTTTGATGACCTGGATTTGCATATGGTAGAACCTGGTGGATATGAGATTTACTACGGAAATCGGGACAAACATAGCCCATGTAAGGGAATGCTTGACGTTGACATGAATGCTGGATCAGGCCATACGAGAACCCCCGTTGAAAATATCTGCTACTTGGATAAGAAATCTCTAAAAGATGGAAAGTATTACCTGTTCGTGAATCAGTTCAACCAGAGGGAATCAAAGGATGTTGGGTTTGAAGTAGAGTTTGAAGTAGATGGAAAAATAGAAACATTAACTTTTGATAAACCAGTAAAAGGAAAAGTACCTGTTCTTGAAATTGAGTACTCAAAAGAGAACGGTATAAAAACTACAAAACATCTTCCTTCTTCACAGGCAACAAAGGAGATTTGGGGAATCAATACACAGCAATTCCACAAAGTCAGTACTGTTATGTTTTCTCCAAATTACTGGGATGAAAAAGCTACAGGGAACAAGCATTACTTTTTCATCCTTGATGGTTGTAAGAATATGGATTCAGCCCGAGGTTTTTATAATGAATTTCTGGCACCAGAATTAAATGCTCATAGAAAAGTATTTGAAATTCTTGGATCAAAGATGAAGATAGAGAATTCAGAAAATCAACTGAGTGGTCTTGGATTTTCGTCAACCCAACGGAATGAAGTTCTCTGTAGGGTAACTGGGAGTTTTTCCCGCACAATCAAAATAACCTTTTAGGAGGAAAGTACCATGGACATTTTTGAAAAAGCAAGTCGGTTGAAACTGCGTTTCGCAAGCCCGAAAGGTCTGCTCAGTATAGAAGACCTGTGGGACATTCCCCTCACTAACAGAAATGGGGTAAATTTGGATAAAATTGCCCAAGGATTGCGGCAAAGTTTAAGGGAAAGCACTAACGAAAGTTTCGTAGTTAAAAGTAACAAAGCGGATGAAATCTTGCAACTTCAGTTTGATATTGTCAAGTACATCATTGATGTCAGACTGGCTGAAGAAGAGATGGCTGAAAAGCTCAAGGTGGACAGGCAAAAGAAACAGAGGATCATGGCAATAATTGCTGAGAAAGAAGATCAAAGTTTGATGGGGAAATCTTTGGAGGAATTGAAAGAGTTGGCAAACTCTTTGTAGAATTATTCACTTACTCTGCTTCGGTAATGAGTGGAGTAAGTGAATAAAATTATTGCTAAATTTTACTTGCAAAAGATTTTCTTTCTTTGTATGTTCTGTACTTGCGTAGGATATTAAGGAACTGGTCATTTCTTAATAGAAAAGAAAAAGAAAAAGCTTTACGGAACACATTAACTAGACAACAAAACATTTTATTGAGACCACATAGCCACGTGGGGAAAATATCGGTTTGTCTAGGGCCAATATTTTTCTCATTGTGGCTATTTTTATTTGAAGAAATGTAGATTTGCTGCCCGTATCAAACTAGTTTAACCCTCCGCTGAAACTGAATGAAGGAGAACTAAATGGAAATAGATGACCATATAAAAATGTTCCCAAGTCCTTTAAATATTTTTGACCGCTTTTTAGAACAAAACAGAAAGAAACAACCATATAATGTAGAAGCATGGTTACTTTATAATTTCTATTGGTACCTTGTAAGTACTGAGAATATTATTCCCTATATTTCAGAAAATGAAACTGCAAATATTACTAGCCTTACGTTGGAAGAAGTGAAGGGGGCAAGGAGATTGTTAATAGAAATGGGATTAATTTCCAAATGGTGTGGGGCAGGTTTTCCTATAAAGGGGAGAGAATAATGAGTTACGGGGTAAAAATACTTGATGCTAACCAGTATCTAAGAGTACATAAAATGCTTGCCCATTATTATGGAACCTTAGAGATAATCCTTATGTCGGCACATTACAACAAATGGGAGGATAGTGGACAAACAAAGTATACTGTTACAAGAGAAGAGTTACAGGACAGATCCACAATTCCAGTAAAAGATCAGGAAGCAATAGAAAATAAGTTGATAGAACTTGAACTACTAATCCGGACTTCGGAAGGCTTACCAGTAAGATTTCATTATGTTGTTGATGCAGAAAAGTTTGATTCCGAAGTACAACAGATTTTAAGTAACCGGAGGTAGTTATGCCAGTTCTACAAAATTTAATGAAGGAAAGTGGTGGTTATTGGGTACTGCATAGGGATATACT